TCATTCCGTGTCCTCCTGTAAGAGCATCGAAGCAAGCGAGTCTGAGAGCTGCTGAATGTCCCAATCCACGTAGATATCGGCGGTCGTCTGAATCGACTCGTGGCCCAGGAGCTTCTGCACCGCCTTGAGGTTGCTCGTGTGGTCGAGCATCCGCTGCCCAGCGGTGTGACGGGCCTTGTGCATCCGCTCGCCGCTGGTCTGTCCGGTCGCCGTGACGCCGGCCCGCGCGAGGCAGCGATACCACCAGTCGTGCGCGCCGTGAGCGCTCAACGGGCGAGCGGGGGAGAGGGTGACCGTGTACTGGTTGCCCTTACGGCCCGGCAGCAGGTGATGATGGGGCTGGGCGCTCGTGTCGAGGATCAGGCGCTCGAGGTCCAGCCAGAACGCGGGCTCGGGGATAGGCAGCTCGCGGACCTTGCCGCGCTTGAGGAACACCGTCAGGCGCCGGCGCTGATGGTCGAAGTGGCGAAACTGGATGGCTTGCAGGCTGCCCTTGCGAAGGGCGTAGTCGAGCAGCAGGCGCACGGCGAGGCGGTCGCGGCGGTCGTCCTGAGCGGCGATGATGGCACGGCGCTGGTCGGGTGAGAACGTCGTGCGGTAGGGGTCCTGCTTGCGGGCGCGCTCGATCGCCATCGTCGGGTCGCCGTGCAGGTGGCCGCGAAGGATCTGGTGCTTGAAGAAGTCGCGCACGATCGACAGGTTCTTGTTGTAGGTGCGCGGCGACGCCCCGCCCCACTGGGCGTCGAGGAACTCTTCCAAGCGACTGGCGCCGAGCGGCGGCTCGAAGTCCTCGATGTGCAGGTCGCAGAAGTAGCGCGCGAGCTTGTCCAGCGAGGATTCGTAGTCGCGGTAGGACGAGGCGGTCAGGCGCTTGCGCTTGACGCGCAGGTAGGCGGCGGCGTCCTGACCGAGCGGGAAGAGCTGGTAGGACTTATCGCGCACTTCGCGCATGATCCGTGCGGCCTGCGCCACGGTCAACGCATCGAGCCCGTCGGGGAAGGCGAGGATCTGAGCGGGGCCGGTCATCACGCCGCCTCCCCGTCGGCGGTAGGCCCCTTGAGAGGGGACCGGCTCGGAGCCGAGGTGGTAAGGCTCGGCCCCGGCCGATCCGTGATGCGCCGGGCGGCACCCAGCTCACGGCGCACGTTGTTGGGCTCCCCCTCTACCGTGACGCCGGACGGCGAGCCCAGCTCGCGTGTCTTGGGGCCACGCGAGTCATCCCCGGGGGCAGGGCTGCTCGCACGTCCGGCGTCGTGGGGGGCACGGGTGAGGGACAACAGGGGGCGGTCGTCCCAGAGGAAGATCTGCCAGGAGAAGGTCATTGGGCGCTCTGCTCCTCGGGCTGCAACTGCGTCCAGATGACATACAGACCACAGCCCTCGCAGAGTTCCGCGCGGTGAGTGGAGGCCATGTTGGCGGCCCAGTCGAACCACTCCAAGTAGCCCGACGGGCAGTCAGTGTGCTGCTCCCGGTTAGGGCAGTTTGCCTTGCGCTTGTCGCTCCAGGTCATCGCCGCCCCCTACGTGCGAGCACGACGCGCTCACGCTGCCACCAGCCGGCGAAGATGACCGCGGCGATGACGGGCGGGACGACCGGGAACGTGAGCTGCAAGAGGTGGATCACGACTCGACCCTCTTCCACGGTCCGACGAGCCGCACCCAGCGCGAGCAGGGACGATCGCGAGGCGACGGCGGGGAACTCGCAATTCCATCGTGACCGAGCCTGTACTCGTCGGTGAAGTCAGTGGCAGGGAGCACTTCGATCCCGCGCTGGCCGACGTACACCTTGCCTTCGCTCGTCACCCAAGCGGTCAGTTCGCGGTAGGTGCCGGGTTCGGGGAGGTCGTGCCCGGGGTCAACCCAGTCGACGGGAGTGCTCATCCCGTCCTCCCCCGGTCACGGCACGGCAGGCTCAGCACGGTCTCCCAGTGAGCGACCCAGGCGTCCTCGTCCAAGCGGGCCTGAAGGCACTTGCACTGAGCGTCGTCACGGTGGTCGCCCAGCCACTGCACGAACCCCAGGGCACCCAACAGCAGGGCAGTGAGGGAGAAGTAGGCGATGGCGATGATGGAGAGGAGGGTCATGTGCCAATCGCCTCGCGCCCATCGGCGGTCAGCGTGTAGCTGTAGCCGCCCCGCTTACCGAGACGGTTCAGTAGACCCTTGTCAGCCAGTCTCTTGAGATGGCCGTACAACGTGGTCTGCGCGGGCCATTGGCGGCGCCATAGGCCGATTCGCCAAACGTCATCCTCGTAGGCTGGGCGACCGACCTCGCTCTCGAAGTAGTCGACAGCACACAACACCTGCTTCTGCCTTTGCGTCATCATCAGTAGTCCCCGGTCTGAACTACGCGAACAGAGGGCGTGGAGAGCACAGGCGTCAGTGGTTCGATGGTCCAGTGGTCGGGGTCGTCACTGCCTAGGCCCTGCTCGCGGAGCTTGGCTCGGAGGACGCGCTTGCACTCCTCGCGGTCGTGCGCGTAGACGATCGCGCTCGTTCCCACGGGGTAGTGACCTTTGAAGCGTGTTACGAGGAAGACGATCATTGGCTGGGCGGCTGGGTTCCGGCCGGGCTGAGAGAGGTGGGCGCCGACCTCCGGCGGGTAGCCGTAGTCGCACATCACCGATGCCTCCCGCTGCACTTCGGGCACACCGGATACGCCCGTGCCTCACGAGGCTCCATGCACACGATGCACCGAGGGACGTAACTTGACGATGGTCATGCGGCGAGGCTCCTGGGGTTGCGATAGGGCAGGTCGTAGCCCTGCGCGCGCATCTGGGCGATCGTGCTTGCGATGCTTCCGACCGTCGTTCCTAGCTGCTCTGCGATGTCGCTGAGCGGGCAGTCATCAGCCCACATCTCACAGATCGCAGCACGACGCTCGGCTGCCCTCACAGACCGCATGCTGATGCGCAGAGGCTCGCCGGCGCGGGCGATGCGGTGCCTCACTGTCTCGTAGGAACAGTCCATATGCGCAGCGACCTGACGCAGCTCCATCCCAGAGCGATAGAGTGCGATCGTTTCGTCGATCACCGCTGGGTCCTCACCGTCACGGCCGTAGTGACCGACGCTGCGAGGTTCGAAGCCGGCAGCGGCGATGGCCGCGTTCCACGTCCCGAACCTGTTGACAACCGTCTGCGTAAGGGGCCAGCGCAAGTCGCGCTCAGGGCCAGCCAGTCCCCGAGCCTTCGCCAGGGTGAAGTTCCACTCGGTTGCCGTCGGCGGGATGCCGCCGCTCTCGTCAGCGAACTCCTGGATGGCGTAGACGATGGCGTCCGCAGTCCAGATGGTTCGCTCGTCCACGGCGCAGCTTCGACACAACTCCGCGCAGCCGCCAGTCCTGTAGGACGTCTGGGCGCCGCACTCCTCACACGTTCCGTAATAGCGCGCCTTGCGCTCGCGCTCGAGATCCCCGGTCGGGTCGCTCAGAAGCTCGTAGGCGTAGGACCGTGAGATCCGCAGGCGCTCGGCGATTCGCATGCCGTTGAGCCCCTCAGCGCGCAGCGCAGCAGCCTCGCGGGCGAGGATCTCGCGCGGCTGGGCAGTGCGATGCTTCGGAGCGCTCACGCCGCAGCCCTCCGGCCGATCACGGGCTCGCTGGACCAGTCGGGCTGCGGGCCGTGACCACCGCCCTCTGCCAGCTCGCGGCGCATCGACCACGTGGCGTGAAGCTCGACCTCACGTCGGTAGCCGGCCGCGCGCCACGACGCCTGCGTGGCGGCCTCGCGCACTCCCTCCCCAACGTCGCGCTCGAACTTGAGCATGGCGACGTGCTCATCGCCGCGGGCCAGGTCGCTCGTGGAGGACCACGCCACGCCATCGGCGTGAAGCTCGGTGATACGACGCGCCAGCGCGATTCGGTACGCGCGCTCCTTGGTGGCGTAGTCGCGGGCAGCGTCGATGATGAACTGCTCGGCCTGACGCTGAGCCTCACGCGCCTGGGAGGCGTGCTGCTGGGCCTGCTCGAAGGTCCAGGGCGAGGGGTTCATGCCGCCGCCTTCCGGGCCGCCTTGCGCTGGGCCGCCATCCCGGCGTTGATGCGCTTCCGACTCCGGAAGGTGTGAAGCAGGGCCATCCAGTCGAGAAGGATCGCTTCACACTCGACGATCTGAAAGCCGCCGTCATCGTCGATTCCGACGATGAGAATGCGCTCGGGGGGTTCGAGCCCACACGGCTCGAAGCACTCGGCGTAGCCCCGCGTCTGATAGTGACCTTGGTCGAAGATCTTCCCGCGGCCACTCTTGTAGTCGATCAGCGTGCGCTTGGCGTCGAGCATCGCGTAGAGGTCGAAACGACCGGCGTACTTGTGCTCGGGGTGACAGACGATCTGCTCGGCCTCGATGAGCGTGTCGGGCGAGAGCCCCAGGGCCAGGGCCGCACGCATCGAGCCCTGAAGCCACGGATGCCACACGCCGGGGTAGTCGGCCGGGTTGGGCGGCTCGCCTGTGGTGGCGAAGGTGTGAAGGCCCACGTGGACTGCCGTGCCGCGCTCGGCGCCCTCGTCACGCTGGGCGGTCGCGCCTAGCTTGAGCAGGCGCACGCGCTCGGGCCAGTCCTCTTCGGGCACGTCGTCGAGCTCGCCCATGCGCTGCGCCTTGACGCCACCCTGAACCCCGCCGTTCTCATACCACGGGTACAGGCCGGGCTTTGAGAGCGTGTCCACGACCGACGACACGGAGTCGTACTCGTCGCCATCGAGCAGGTAGCGTCGGCGGCTGACCTTCGCGGGCTCACCCTTTTGGGTCAGCCACTCACCGGGGCCGAAGTTCTCGAAGCGCAGCAAGCCGACACCTTCGATGGCGCGCTCGACGACCTCGCCGGTGCCGTTGCCGTTCTCGTGGGGCATTGGTCGTGGTCGCGACGTCATGCGGCCGGCCTTGTGTCGATGGCCTCTCGGAGGTCGACGCACTCGCTCATCAGGCGATCCGCCGTCGACGCCCAATCCTGGCGCGTGGTGCCCACGAGCACCCTTGCCGCGCACCCGAGGTGATCTTCTGCGCGTGCCAACTGAATGGCCGCCTGGCGCAGCTCGTCGCGCTCGCGGAAGCTGCTCTCGTGGGAAGGCCCAGGCATCACGCCGTCACCCCCGCCGCTTCGCTCATCGCCTGCTCAAGCGCATCCGCCTGAGCACTGCTCAGCGAACGAATCGCCTTGCCCACCGACGACGTGTCACGAGCACCGGCCGCTACGAGCTGGGACTTGAGCTTGGCGCCCGTCCAGGTCCCGGAGTCCTTGAGGATCTTGAGCCCGGCCTCGAGCGCGCACGCGCGATCCTCGGTGATACGCGGCCCGCTCGTGCCGTTGCTGGCCGTGCGCTGAGAGGCACGTTCGTCGGTGCTCTTGTCGGCCTCGGGGTCATCGCCCATCGGCAACAGGAACGCCTCGCGCAGGAACGTCTTGATCGCGTTGGTGTACGCCTTCCCCAGACCCTTGTCGGCGGGGTCGTCGCCCTGGCCGGCCCACGAGCACTTGTGCATCGCGCCGGACTCGGCATCGACGAACGTGAAGTCCACGTGGACGGTCGTGACGGTCGACGCCTTGCCGTTGTTGGTCGAGATCTCGCGCTCGGTGACCGCGGTGACCGAGGGCATGAGTACGACGCCGCGCTCGATGAGCGGCCCGCGGATGGCTCGCAGCATCGCCTCGGCGGTCGTGTAGTCGTACTTGTGGAAGTCGTTGCGTCCGTCCTTCCCCACGCCGCTGACCTCGCCTGCGACCTGCGCGAGCTTGGCGTAGAGCTGGTGCTCGATGGCGGTCATCGCGCAGCCCTCCGGTGGTTCCACGGGGTGTTCTCAGCCACCCATGACCTCGAGCGCATCGACGCGCGCCCCAAGGGGATGCAGAGGTTGATGTTGTCCAGTACCGCACGGCGGCCAAGACGCTCCACCCACACCTCGCGATGACCGCGGCCCTTGACGCTGAACGTGCGGGCCATGCGAATGAGGTCGATGAGCGCGAGGTGGCAAAGGGCCTGGGGCGGGTCGGCCATCACGCTGTCGAGACTCAGCTCGCCCGAGCGCAGGGCGCGCTCGTAGGCGAACATCACCTTGCGCCGCTCGTTGGCCTTCTCCAGCGCGCTGAGGCGCTGAGCGAGCTTGGCGTCTACCTGATAGGCGTGGGAGGTCATGACTGAACTCCCGGGCACTCCGAGTTCGAGCAGTCGCCCTGGCAGTTGGACGGGGCGTCGCAGAACAGGCAGTGCCAGCCGTAGCAGGCACCCATGTCAATGCCCATGCGCGTGCATGGTCGGGTTGGTGCAGCCGGCCTTGCCTCGATAGGCACTCCCGCCTGGGCCCATCGCTAGAGCAACGATTCGGTGAGGGTCGTGACTGCTGTCCATCAGCCGCCCACCCCGCCCACATACGTGAACGCCGAACGGCACGCCCGGCCGATGTGATGCTCACCCAGCTCGGCGCCGCAGTCCCGGCAACGACCGGAGATGAGGGCGTAGGCGTCACCCAGTCCCGTGGCGCGGGCGAGCATCTTGTCGGCCACGGACTGGTGCGCAGCGTGGGTGAGCGCGTAGTGAGCGGTGCGCTCACACCAGACCATCCGATCAGCGATGCGCTGGACGGCTTCGGTGATATCGGGTGCTGGGTGTAGGTTCTCTGTGCTCATCCCGAAGTTGCTCCTTCGGCTGGGTCAAGCGGCGGCCGGTGTGGACCGGGCCGCCGCGTTGTTGTCGGGACCTGTTCGCTTCACCGTGAGCACGTGGGTGCCCGTTCCCGGGTAGGTCTGGATGCCGTCGACGTAGCAAGAGCCAGCGGTGATGATCACGTAGTCGTCGGTGATCTCCTGGGTCTCCTTCTCACCGGTCTCTAGGTCCTCGGCGGTGACGCGAATGCCGTTCATCAGGCGGCGCGGTCCAGCGGTTCGTCGTAGGGCTGGCCCAAGGCGTCGCAGGCCATCTGCCCGAGCTCGCGACGCTCGACCTTGCTGAGCTCCTTGAGTTCGTCGAGCGTGACCTTGCGCCCGTGCGGGTCGGCCTCGAAGTAGTGCTTGATGGCGACGATTCCGGTCATCGGTTCTCCATTGCGTCGGGGCCTCCCCCACCCGCCTCGCCGGGGTCAGAGCCCAGCGAGGCAGGAGAGCAGGAGAGGGCCTGGGTCCTTCCCCTGTTCGGGGAAGCGGTGGAAGATTCGGCACCCCTGCTCACCACGACCCCAACGCCTCCCAGGGTCGTGGTGAGCACGGAAGCCGCAGACGATCCATGGCACCGAGGGCAACGCACCAGACCGCCCGGGTGACCGCACTTCGGGCACCTGCGAAGCGACAGCGGCGTGGACGCGTACTCCGCGTCGTGAAGCTCGCGCTCGGCTGCGACCTCGGTGCACTCGCGCTCGTAGTCGATGTTGCGCTGGGCGTCGTCGTCGAGGTGGAAGGTGAGGGTCATAGCGCGTGACCCATCTGCACGCGCCAGCAACCACACTGCGGGCACTCGGCGAAGCAGCCGTGCTTCTCATGGCCACGAGAATGGAGGGCCTCGCCGGACCACCCGCAGTTCGGGCAGTTCGCCGTGGTGCGGTAGGTGCCCGAGCCCTCGCTCTCGCAGGTCGAGCACCGAAGGTCGATGAGCGAAGCGAGCTTCACCGCAGTAGCCCCCTGCGCATGCACTCGGCCACCAGCCCATCGACGTCGCTGCGCGGTGACGAGAGCGCAAGCGGCTCCCCACAAGCGACGGGCTCACTGACCACGCCGCTCACGCTCTCGTCACCCCACGACTCGTCCTCGTCGGTCCACAACGCCCAGGCCAAGATGCACAAGGCGGCGATGAAGGGGAGGACCGCGAGGAAGGGGAGAACGCTCAGGCTGAGGTGGAGGCTCATGCGGCCTCCCGACCGTTGCTGTTCGGCACGGGCTCGAAGAGCGCGGCCGGCTCGATGTGCAGCAGACGCGCGAGGGCGATGAGCTTGTCCCCACCTGGGGTGGACTCACCGAGGAACCACTTCTGTACCGCGCGCATCGACATGCCCAGACGCATCGCGATGTCCTGCTGCGTCAGCCCTGCTTCCTTAGCCGCTGCGTAGAGCCGCCGCGGCTGGAAGATAGGCGTCGCTGCGTCTTGCATGCGCGCACTCTAACACGTACTGTCCACGCAATGCAAGCGCACGCACTGATCACGAAGACGCGGTACGCGCACGATACGACGACAGGACCACGAATCGTCCATAGCCTTGCTGAGCTCCAGATGGCTCTCGCGGAAAAGGCACGTGGACAGCGGATCGCTCAGTTGCGCAAGCGCAAGCGACTCACGCAGCAGGCGATGGCCGAGCGGCTACAGATCGCCTACCGCACGTACCAGACGTGGGAGGCTGGAACGATGCCCGAGTGGGACAACCTCGAGAAGCTCGCATCGTTCTTTGGTGTCAAGCCCGAGTTCCTGATCGGCGACAACGGAATCGCCGATGACCCGGACCTGCTGCCGCAGTTGGACCGCATCGAGACCAAGCTCGAGGCCGTCCTTATCGCCGTCACCCAGCTAGGTGAGCGCGTGGCTGAGGCTGAGCTTCGCCAAGCGGGGCCCGACGCGGAAGCGCTCGCGCAATCCGAAGCAGCAACGCGCGCCACGGCTCCCCCTCGGCCAAAGCGGCAGCGATAAGCGCTTTGCGCGCGACCTCAGTCGGATGCTCCTCCATGACCGACTCCCTTCCCCCTGGGCGTGCGAAGCTTCCGTATCTACCAGGGCTCTGGTCCCCCACGCAAGGTAGGTGCACAGGCTTTGCACGGGACCGTTCGCGTGTTGGCGTGTTGGCGGTCGAACGGCTCGTGCCTAGACGACGGTTGAACACACCGAAGCCCTGAGCAATGATGCGCCGCGCTCATGAGCGACAAGCCAGAGCAGGACGACAGCGAGCCCATACCCGCCTTCATTGCTTGGGGCGTCCTGACCATCTACGCCCTCTGCGCCATTGCGGTGCTCATCGTGGCACCGATCCTGCTGGCGCTCGGCGTGAACCTCGACGTGTGGCGCTGAACGAGCGATGCCCCGGCGGGGGGTCACCGGGGCATCGCGCGCGTACGTATAAGCTGTCGAGGCAGCGAATGCGGCTATAGCTCAATTGGTAGAGCACCACGTTGCCAACGTGGAGGTTGCGGGTTCAAGCCCCACTGGCCGCTTTTTGAGGGGCGTAGACTGGGGACACCATGGCCGCAGAGACCCAGATCTACGTGGTCTACAACGTGTTCGCTGAGGAGAACCGTGCGGTGTTCTCGACACGCGAGGCAGCCGCAGCGTTTATCAAGACGCTGCCCGAGTACGGCCCCGATGGCGAACGCGGATGCCAGATCGACGTGTTCGTGCTCGACGCCGAGGCAGCCCGTAGACTTCCCGCCAGCAGCTAGTTCGCTTCCAGGGGGCGGCGAGAGCCACTGGCTCTTAGCCGCCCTCCGTTTCCCCCGGCCACTCGTCGCCCTCTCTGACCGCCTCCACCCTCGCGGTGAACTTCACCGGGGAGTCCTCGAGCGCGCTCAGGACATGGTTGATCGCGAACTGCAAGAGCGGCCATGAGCTGACCGTGGGATCGAAGCGGCAGACGAGCTGCCACTGGATCGGGTCGTCAGGCACTCACGTCAGGCGCAGCAGCACGAACACCAGGATGACCAAGACCAGCACGAACACCAGCAGCGTCAGCGGGTCGTACTGACCGTACTCGGACTTGAACATGGATGCCTCCCTTGGGAATAGACTTGACCTAATGCTGCGCTACTGGATCGGGCGTTGGTTGTGCCGTCGTGGGCGCCACAACCTCGTGGAAATCGAGCGGGATGGCGTGAACGTGGGCTTTTCGGTGAACGTGGCCTACTGCACGCGCTGCGGCGAGCTTCATCGTCTTGGCCACACGTTCGTGTTCGAGCTTCCTAAGGGCCACGACGAACCCCAACCCGTGTCCTTCTCTCTGGGGGCGTGAGTCCCCTAGATGAAGCGACGGAACTCCATCACGTCGCTTCGGTAGTCGTAGGGCAGGTAGAACGGCCCGGCCTCCGAGCCGTGGCTGATGACCATGGGCTTGGCGCCGTGCACCCCGACGACTAGAGCGGTGTGCTCGCCGGGGAAGCCGTTGCCGTAGAGCACGACGTCGGCGCGCTGGACGTTGGAGACGTGCTGGACCTTGACGCCGTGGCTGAGCAGCGTCCCGGTGTACCCGGCCGTCCAGTTGGCGCCGTTGACGTGGTCGGTGGCGTTGAAGCCCAGGTGCAGGCCGTTCCACAGACACCACGTCACGAACGCCGAGCAGTCCGCGTACAGCGGGTACTCGCCCAGGCGCGCGTTCTTGTGCAGGCGGATGCCGTCCCAGCGTCGTGCGCCCTGGGTGTAGTGGATCGCCGGGGCGTGGTGCAGTCCGAGCGTGGCGGCCGAGACTGCTCGGTCGCGTGCGCGAATTCGATGCTCACGCGAGAGCCCGGACACGCTCACGACTTCACCGCCTTGATGCCGGCGTCGCCCTTGTCGGGCGGGATGGAGCTCGGGTCCGCCGGCGGCGTGTCGTGCAGCTCGGCGGGGAGGTCGGTGTCGGCGTCCTCGGGCGTGTTGCCGCTGGGCGTCTCGAACACTGGGGACTGCGCGGGGATCTGGTGTGTGAACGCCTCGGCATGGAGGGCCTGCGAATGAGCGTCGTTGCGCTTGCCGCGCAGGTAGGCGTCGGCGGCCACCAGCGCCACCGCGAAGCCCGTCAGGGCCACGATGAGATGGTTCACCGCTGACTGCTGGGCCGGTGAGACGTGGTAGACGCCGAAGGCGCTGAGGGCCTCTGCGAGCGGTCCCACGAGCGCGAGCAGCGCGCCGCTGACCATGGCCGGCGTCAAAGCCGGACGGTTGGGTTCGAGCATGGGTTCCCCCAAGGGGTTGAGATGGACTAGCGAAACGGCCCGCGCGCTAACTAGGGGCGCACGCGTAGTTGCCGTCTTGATCGGGGTCGCTGCAGGTCTGCGTCAACCCCGTGGCGTCAGTGAACGTGAACGACGTCGGCTCCGGGCCCGTAGCTCCCTGGGGCCCCTGAGCGCCTTGGGGCCCAGGAACAGTCGAGTCCGCTCCAGGCGGCCCCTGGGGGCCCTGCGGGCCGGGTACGGTCGAGTCGGCCCCGGGTGGGCCAGGCGGTCCCGGAACAGTGGAATCAGCGCCCTGCCTGCCAGGCGGTCCAGGGAGAGTGGAGTCCTGTCCAGGGGCCCCCTGCTCACCGACCGGCCCCGGCACCGTGGAGTCCTTGCCCGGCAATCCGGCAGGCCCCTGCAAGCCCGGCAAGCCACGGCCGCCCTGACTCCCGGGTGTTCCCGCCAATCCGGGTGCTCCGGGCTGGCCGGGGGCGCCGGGCTGCGCTTTGAGGCATTTGGCAGCGGCGGCGCGGCTGCGCTTTGTGAGGCATCTGACGAGCGTCGCGTTGAGCTGCTGCGCCTTGACCGCCTGCCCGGATGCCTTGGTGGCCTTCGCGTTGGCGTTCTGGGCTTGGTGGGTGGCGTCCTTGCTCTTGCTCAGGGAGTCGCCGGACTGGTTGCCGGCGTGATGGCCGGCGACGACCAAGAGGATGACGACCGCGGCGATAAGGAGCACGAGCAGGGCGGCGAGCCCGCCGAGCGCCTTGGTGCTCGTGGGGACCGGGAAGCGGCGCATCTAGTGCGCTCCGAGGACCGTCGCGATCGCGCCAATGAGCGCTGCGAGCACCACGCCCAGCGAGCCGATCATCGCGACACCGAAATTGCGCCGGGCGGTGCGCAGGTCCTTGCGTTCCTCCGCGCGGCCCGCGGCGTCCTCGTTGTAGTCGGTGCGCAACTGGGTGAGGCTGTTGTCGAGCTTCCCGACCGTGTGCGCGCACGCCGCGATCTGGGAGTCGTGGCGGCGGTGATCCTCGTTGTTTGCCACCTTGAGCTCTTGGAAGTCCTCGGTGAGGTGCTTGAGGTCGTTGGCGGCATCGAGGATCTGCGTGGCGATCGGCCCGAACGTCGCGAGCTGCCGTTCGAAGGCTCTGCGTTCGGCGCGTGCCTCGGCGGCTTGCTGTTCGAGCGCTAGCAACCTGGACTCTGGACTGTTGGGCGACACACGCCTACCTGATCCCGTAAAGCCGCTGGACCTCCGCGGCGTAGCGGTCCATCGCCTTGGCGTTGCCGCTCACGTCGATCGCCTCGCCCTTGTAGTGGTACGAGTCGGGAGCGTGGACCGGATGCACCCCACCGAAATGGGGGTTCTCCCCCACGTGAAGTCCCATCTGCTGAGCAAGCTTGCCGAGCGTCACGACCGTCTTGGGGCCGGCGGCGACATGAACGTGGTTCTGATGGCCCGCCCAGACCGCTGAGTAGAACTGCGGGCCGTTGACCTTCTGGCCGTTCTTGACCGCGAAGCCCGGACCCGAGCCGGTGTTGTGGATGAGTTCCAGCAGACGCGAGTGGCCCTTGGCAAACGCTGGGGAGGCCGCCGACGCCGTCTGCGCCGTGGTGGTCTTCGACGTCGCCGGAGTGTCTTGAAGCGCCCGGATCTGCATGGCGAAACTCACCGGGTCAGAGCCCTTCTGCCCGAGGAAAGACTGAATCAGCGAGGCTCGCGCGCCGCTGTTGTCGACGCCCGGCGTGGTCGTGGTGACACTGCGCGATGACGGCGCCGAAGGACTCGTTGTGCCCGAGGTCCCCGCGTTGGCGAGGATCGACTTGACGTAGTTCTGGGTCTCCTTGTACGGCGGGATGCCGCCGTACTTCTGTACCGCTCCGGGGCCTGCGTTGTAGGCGGCAAGCGCCTTGTGGTAGTCGCCACCGAAGCGGTCGAGCTGCTCGCGCAGGTACTTCGCGCCACCATCGAGGTTCTGCTGGGGATCCTGGGGGTTGACACCCAGCGACCGGGCGGTGCCCGGCATGAGCTGCGTCAGGCCGATCGCGCCCGCAGGGGAACGCGCGCCCTGATTGCCTCCGCTCTCCTGCTTGACCAGAGCGCGGAAGATCTTGGGGTCGACGCGGTACTTGCGTGCCGCTGTGTCTGGGTTGGGACTAGCCATGTGCTCAGGTGCGTGGGATGCTGCGCCGATAGGACGGCTATGAGGAAGACAGCTCTACTCGCAGCGCTGATCCTCGCCTTGCCGCTGCTATGGGTCGCGGGCGAGATGCACCGCTCCAACTGCATCCGCGAAGGGCTAGAAGCGTGTTCGGTGCTGCCATGGAACAACGGCGAGTTTCACGGCGTGAAAGTTAAGCCGCTCGACATCCTCAAGTAGCGCCTACTTCAAGATGTCGACCGACCCGCCCTTGTGGGACAGGATGTCGGTCGACGGACCCGTCTGGCCGAGAATGTCGCTCGTGCGGGCCTTGCGCTTACGCGGACTCACCTGCGCGGTCAAAGCGTTGATCTGCGTGCGCAGCACCGTGTACTCACGCGTCGGGTGGTCGTGACTGATGCCCTGCTGGTTGAGCTCTGCGGCCCGTCGGTTGAGGTCAGCTAGGCGCTTGTAGACCTGCGTGTTCTGCGCGTGCGCAGCGGCCTGATCGCTCAACGAGTCCACGCGGACACCCAGAGCCCCGGCGAGTGCCGCCGCCGGCGAGTTAGGCTGCCCGGGACGACCTCCGGAAGCGATCTGCCCGACCTGCGCTGGGGCGCCGGGAATCAGGTGGTAGGCGTAGTCGGCGCGCCCCCGCCACCCCCACGCCTTCTTGCCGGTGCGCTTGTCGACGTAGTCCGGGGTGACCTCGAGCTGGCGCTTGACCTGGTCGGGGAGGTAGCGCACCCACGCCGGCGCGGCGACCAGCGGGCGCTGCGGATTCTCGATCGGCTGGCGGGTGTAGGTGCTGACGCCGGTGCGAAGCTCGATCGGCGTCTTGAACGCCGGGTTGAGCATCTGAAAGCCGAAGCGGCCGAGCTCGTCGAGGTAAGCACCGAGATCCTTAGTCGACGTCCCGGTGGGCAGCTCGTTGAGCAGCATCGCCGGCAACGAGGCGCTGACGGCCTGGGCGCCCTTGCCGATCTTGATGACGAACGGTAGCTGGCGCTGCTGGTTTGCCGTCATGCGCGAGCGCTGCTGATCCTCGCTCTGGCCGGTCGAGGCCTGCCCGACGTCCTCGCGGACCTTCTCGATGTTCGCGAACTTGCCGGGCTTGGTGACGAGCGTCTTGGCGGTGACGGGCAGCGATCGGGCCGTCCACGTGTAGAACGGCAGCGCCCGGCGAAGCACCTTGCGCTCGAAGTCCGACAGCTCGCCGTAGTCGACGTGGAAGAGGTTGGCGTGGTCGGCGGCTTGCGCGGCGGTCATGCCGTGGTCGAGCCCCGCCTTGTAGGTCGCCAGGCGCATGAGGTTCTCGCGGTTGGCCATCCACCGCTCGACCGTCTGGCCGGCACGACTCGTGCCGCGTTTGGTGGCGCGCGTGGCCTTCTCGGCGGCCTGGCCGGTCAGGTCTCGTAGCTCGCGGCCGATGTAGCCGCTGTCGATGACTCCGTTCTCGCGGGCGCCCTTGAGGAACTCGTCGATGTGCACCCGCTGACCGGCGACCTTGAGCGTCTTGTCGGTCGCGGAAGGCCGGATGCTCTTGGCCTGCTCATTGGCGCGGCGGATCGCCTTGCCAGCCTGAGCGATGTTGCGCGGCAACTGCTGGCCGGGAGCAGCGAGATACGCCTGCTGGGTGTCGCCGAGCAGGTTGCGGATGTGAAAGCCCGGTGTGGCGGTCGCTAGGCGCTTCCATCCACCGGTGAGCTTGTCGAAGCCTCGGCCGGTCTGTGAGCCGGCGCGGACCTGGCGAGTGGCGCCCTGCATCTCGTCGAGCAGCGTGCGGTTCAACGCGACGTACTGGCCGCCCTTGGTCGGCTTGCCGGGAATGCCCTTGACCTCGTGAAGTCCGAACTGGCCGCCGCGGTAGCCGAGCTTGTAGAGGCCCTCTCCCGGGCGAAGCTCAGCGGTGTCCTTGATGGGCCTTCCGACGCGGGCCATGCTCTTGGCGAACTCGCCTTGGGAGACGGCCTTCGCTGACTGCTTGAGCTGGTTGAGCGCAACGAGCGGAACGTTGGTCGAGAACGGGACCTTCCCCGCAGCTTCGCGTTCCGGGTTGACGGTGCTCAGCACACGGTTCTCTGAGCGCTTGAAGCCGCTCGTGATGGCCCCCACGGCCCTTGACGGCGCAGTACCGGTGCGCACCACGCGAGTTCCGGCTTCGTCAGCGGTGAGACCGAGCTGCTTGAGCGCGCGCTGTTCGAAGTCCCGAGGGAAGTAGCCCTTGGCCAGGTTCGTGGGCTTGGCGGCAAGCAGCTTTGTCGCGCGGTTCTCCAGCAGCTTCAGATCGTGCGTGCGCGCGTAGGAGACCAGGCGCTTGGCGTACTGCTCATGCGTCTCGGTCATGCCGCGCGACGGGATGTTCTTGGCGGCCTGCAGGTGCTGCTCGGCGAACTGGACATCAGCGCGCTTTCGCTCGAGGCGCGCCAACGCCTGCGGCGCCTCCAAGGGCGCGGCCTTCACCGCGATCTCTGCGCGGCCCTGAGCGTGCATCGCCTTCTTCTGCGCGGCGACGAGAGAGCGCTGCCTGACGGCGGGCTCAGCGTTCACCGTCCGTCGCAGCCGCTTGAGGTCCGCGGAGGACAGGTACTCGGCGTTCTGGCCGACTCGACTTCCCGAGGACACCCCCGCGCGCCTGCGAGCACGCTCGGCGCCCTTCAGCGCGGAGCGCAAGTCGTGCGCGGGCCTAGCGAGCTCAGCGGGGAGCTTGGACAGGTCGTTGCGTTCGATGGCGTCAATGACCACCTGGTGCTGTTCGGTGGGCAGGGTGCGGTGAAGGTGCGTAGCCAGCCTGGTGGCCTTGGCCTCCGCGTTGTTGACGGTGGCACGAGACTGGCGTGCGGCCTGACGCGCGCCCTGAAACTCCGTCTCGTTCACGCCACCGGGACGCACCAGAGGACGCACCTCGCGCACGAGGTCGCGCGCCTTGCCCGGGAGCGCCTGCGCGGCCTGTGGAGCGATCTTTGCGACGGGCAGCTTCACCGCGCGCGTGGTAGCCGCAGTAGCTCGTCTGACGCCCGGGAGTTCCTTGCCCGCGAGCTTGACCGTCAGCCCCTTGCCCGTAGGAGCGCTGGTGGCGGCCCGCTTGGCTGCCGCACGAGCAACGGTCTGCCCGCCCGCTTCGGACATGCCCGCGCGCGCGGCGGCCTTGGCGGTATCCGTTGCCGCCTTCTCGGCAGCATGACCCGCGATCGACCCCGCGCCGAGCGTGAGGTATGTCGTTGGGTCGGCGCCGACGTCCAGGACGGCGCCACCGATGTTCGCTAGCGGCCCCTTGACGCCGGCGTGCTTGAGGACCGTCGAGAACGTGGTGCGGTCCTTGTTCTGAAGGCCCCGCAGCGCAGCCGGGCCGATCGGCTTGCCAGTGACCGCCGCATCAGCAGCACCAGCGATGGCATGCAGGGGGCGGGTCGTCTGGTCAAGGATCTTCAACGCCGGGGCGGCCCCCGGAGTACCCATCTTCTCCACCGCGGCGAGACTGGTGCTCGGGTAGATGATGCCGCCCTTGCTGTAGCGCCGTATGAGCTTTTGGCGCTCGAGCGTGTCGAGCAACGCCGGGTTGGAGTGGTCCTGCTGATGGATCACGCGCCTGGCCGCGGCGATCGGCTGGTCGTGCTGTTGCTGTGCCGCGACCTTTGCGACGGCCTGGCCTTGGGAGACGTACTGCTGGGCCTGGGCCTTACCCGCCTGAGCCTCGTTGAAGCTGCGGGCCTTGGGTACGCCGTAACTCGCGCCGGAGGACTGCACGTCGCTGACGGGCGCCTTGACCTTCGGCAGCTTGATCTTCTTCTGGGCACGAGCGATGTTCTTCGCCCCACCGGCGCCACCGGTGTTTCCGCCGACAGCCATCAGACGTGCTTGAGAGGCCTGAGCTTGAGCGGCGGGAGGCGCGGCTTGGTCGGCTTGTACCCGGAGGCCGTCGGCACGCCGAGTGTCCGAGCGACCTTGCTGGGCATGTAGCCGGCAGCGATGAGTGCTTTCACCGTCGAAGCAGAAAGGTGCTGGTCGTAGATGGCGTCCAGGGCGGCAGTGAGCAGGACCGGGTCCTTCAGCGACGGCGCCGCGGCGAGGATCTTCTGCCCGGCCGCTGCACGGTCCAGGGGCGACTGCTCACCATGGCCGGCGAGGAACGGGGAACCGGACTTCGCGCGGTTGGCGAAGTCCTTGAGCTTGGTCAACTGCGTGAGCCCTTCGCCCATCTGCGAGTTGGGCAGCCACTTCGGCCCGGCGCCGGCACCGTTCCTGCCCTTGCCGTCGCGCACTTTTGCCTGGGCCTTGGGGTCCATCGCGGTCCACTGGTCGTAGGTGAACCCGTACTTGTTCATGCCGGGAGCGCCGGGGCCGTAGCCGGTCGGTGCCTTCTGAGGCAGCGGCTGGCCTGTCACCGGGTCGACACCGCGCTTGAGGTCGATGTTCGCGGCGGCATTCTTGGCGTCCTGGGCAGCCTTGCCGGCGTTGATCCCCAACGCCTGCCCAGCGAGCACGTTCTTGGACTCGTTCTGAGCGATCGTGTCGCGCTGAGACTGCTTGAACGCGCCCTCCTGGCGCGACAGGTCCGACAGCTTGCCGCGAGACGCAGCGATCGCGGAGAACTTCTGCGTCGGAGCGACGACGTTCGCCAGCGTGTCGGCGTACGTGTTCGCGCTCGCGCCCTGCGAGCTCTGCTGAGCCATGAAGGACCCCATCAGCGCCTGTCGGATCGCGGTGGCATTCGACGCCATCTGGGACTGATCGGCGGGAGTGGCGCCCCTCGGGGCAGCGCTGGCCTGTGCCTGGCCCTGAAGGTCTGAGAGCCCCTGCTGAGAGAGCCCTGTGATCCCCGCCTGGGTGTTCTGCAGGGCGGCCTGGGCGCCGGCCTGGTAGGCCTGCACGTTGCGCGTGTGGTCGTTCAGCGCACCGAGGTACTGGTCATACCAGCCGGGGGTGTCACGGGCGATGCCCTTCAACGCCGCTTCCTGAGGGCCATACTGCACCTGCGTAGCGGTCTGGGCCTGTGTGTCGGCCTGACGGTTGGTGAGGCTCGACCCGGGAACGACCGGCGCGTTGTTGTAGGCGTTCTGGCCGCGCTGCTGGCGCTGAGCGGGACTGAGGAGGTTGTCGGGGAGCTTGCTTCGCAGGCCGGGGTTCGCGAGCGCACGGCGAAGCAGCGCCGGGTCATGCGCGGCGCGCGTAGCGAGGGGTGCTTTGACGACCTTACGAGCCATGGCTCTTCATGAACGCGGCGAGCATCTGATCGCGCTTGTCCTTGGGCTTGCCGATCGCGGGGTAGCGGCGATGGACCTTGCGCTTGATCTTCGCCTTCGCGCTGGGGGTCGCGTGTTGGGCGGCTCGCGACAGGGCGTTGCGGGCGTGGGAGGGGTCGTTGATCGGGTAGCTTCGCCCGGGTCCGGCGAACGCCGAATCCGGCAGGGCATTGCGCTGGGCGGCTGTCAGACGGGCCATGCGTTACCTCTTGGGTCGGCCGAAGGTCCCGGGGCGGGCGAATTGGGAGAACGGGCGGCGAGGCAACCCCGGAGGAGCGGGAGCCGCCGGCGCCATCGCGGCGGGCGCGGAAGGAAGGTCCGCGGTCGGCGTGTACAGCGGGTTGGACGCCGCGCGGTTCACACGGTCGCCGTACGCCTGTCCTGCGCCGAGCTCGTAGTCGGTGCCGGCCTTCGCCTGGGCCTGCGCGTTGCCGGCGAGGAAGCGGATCAGCGACTTCTGAAGGCTGTCCTCGCCTTGGAGTTGGTTTTGGTTGAGAAAGTCCTGGGAGTTCTGGTAGGAGCCGGCGTAGAGCTGGCCGGAGTTGGCCATGCTGATCCCCGACTGCGCGCGCGAGCGGTCGTAGGACTGCTTCATCAGCGCGGCGCGGCTGAACGGGTTGTTCGGGTCGAAGCTCAGCGCCCCGCCAGCGCCCTCGTTGTAGCCAAAGTCCAGTAGCCCCTGGGAGCGCTGAGCGGTCAGGCCCGCCTGCGTGGTGTCACGGTTGCGCGCGTACGCGCCGACCTGCTGCTCGTAGGTCGCGTCCGGGGGAAGGACGTTCGGATCAGCGGCCGGGGCGACAGGAGGAGAGACCGGTGTCGGGGCTGGCGGCGCAACGGGACGAGTCGGGCTGTTGCTGGCGCCGATGCCGATACGCCGCGGACGAGGGCTGCTCGTCGGCTGCTGGCGATGTGTCGCCGGTCCCGGCTTGGCGTACGGGGTCGTCGGGGGACGCCCGAAAGTGCCCGGCCTGGCGAAGCTGGTGAAGAAGGAGGTCATCGCTTGGTGTACTTGCGAAGCGCTTTGAGGTAGCCCGACAGGTCGCCGCTGGCGCTCCCGACGCTCGTGTCCCATCCGCCGCCGTCGGTTGCTGCTGAGCGCGGGCCGGGCGTGAGCCCGTAGCCGCTTGGGCCCTGCTGGGTGCCGGTCTTGTCGGTGAGCTGGTACTGCACAAACTGCCTGGCCCCCGCCTTCTGAGCCTTGGCGTACGCCTGCGCTGAGAGAGCGAGGCGCTGAGCTTCGGGCATCGACCCGCGCTGGTAGCCCATCTCGGTGAGATACAGCGGCGCCTGCTGGCCCTTGGCGGTCTGAAGCTGGCCTTGGCGCTTGTAGCGGCCGAGGGTCTGTTGCAACGCGCCGAGAGTGTTGATGTCCCAGCGCCCCATCTGATTGTCATAGGGGTGGTAGGAGAACCCGGCGGCGTGAAGCGGCTTGCCGCCCAACAGGCCCTGGAGGAACTGACGGGGGTCCCCGCCACCGGACGTGACGCTTCCGAGCAGAACCTGCGTGGAGGGGTCGACGCCCTTCAACGCTCCGTAGGTGGCGCGGTAGAGCTGGCGGTAGGTGCGTCCTGCGGCCCTCGGGTTCTTGTCGGCGCCGGCGACGAACGCGGGGTAGTTGGGCTCATTTCCGACTTCGTAGCGGCGCACCCTCCCGCGTTCGCGCTGAGCGACGTTCTGCGCGAACTGTGCCCACAGCTTCGGGTCGTTGTTGGCGTAGGTGAGCCCGCCACCCGGTGGCGCGTAGCGCGGGTCGGCCATCAGCGTCGGCTGCACGGTCATGCCGTAGCGCTTGGCCGCGTCGATCACCGAGTCGAGGCCCTGGAGGTTCGTGCCCCCGGCGGTCTGGCCGTAGATGACGTTGTAGCGGACGGTTTTCGCGCCACCCTTGGCCATCTGCGCGAGCAGGCGGTCGCGGACCGTACCCGGAGTCGCGAGTACTTTGTCGTCCTGAACAGCGAGTGTTGTCTTGGCCGGAGGTTTGCTGTACTTACTGGCCATCAGCTCGTTCCGGAGACGCCTGACCTGCTTCGTGATCGGCCACCGCTGGGTGCCGCAGGACCTCGGTGGGCTGCTGATGTACCCGTGCTCCCGCTGCGGGCATCATGTGGTGCAGGGGCGTCGCCATAGCCGGGTGTATGTGGACGGCAGGCTGCATCGGTGGCCGCCGACTAGAAGCCCTCGGTCGTGACCCACAGCTTGCGGTTCAGAGCGCTCACCGAACCGGAGCTCGCCTTCCACTGAATCGAGATCGTGTACGTCCCGGCGGCAGCCCACGCCTCGCACGGCCCCCAGCCCACCGGGATACCAAGCGAGTCGTTGCCACCCGGCACGCCGACTACCTGGCCGGTCGTCACGTCACCCGGATAGGCGACGTTCACGGCCATCGAGTAGAGCCCGCCGGAACCCGAGCCGATCGCCATTCCGGTGCCCACCGTACCCGCGGACTGCGTGTTGACCTCCTGCACCGCCGGGGCAGCTCCCACCGCCGCGACGCGCTTGAGCTGCGTAGGGCCGATGAAAATCGCTGCGCGCGCGGCGAGCGCGACGGACTCCAGCCACGTCGCTTGGAAACGGATCTTGATGAGCCCGTTCGTCGGGAGCACGACGTTTGCGACCTGGTCCGGTGTCGTCAACGTCCCGTACGCAACGTTTGAGCGCGACTCATTCGTCGCGATCACGGACACGCCACGCCCGATGTTCGCGGCGTTGTTGAGGCCGAGCTGCTGCGCGACGGTCGTCGTGAGCTTGTCAGCCGTGATGACGTTGTTGGTGATGTTCGCCGCGTCGATGCCGCCGTTGAGCACCGTCGCGATCTGCGTCAGGTTGGAGTTCAGGTCGTTGACGTTCTCGTTGGTCCCGGCAGTGAGGGTGACCGGGTAGACCAGCAGTCCCATTAGGCTGCCTCCTCGCTGGGAACCTCGACGTACGCCCTGACATCAGCGTCGGGAACGATGAGCAGCCGCCTGGACCCGAAGCGCAACGACAGGCCTTCCCCGTCGATGCTGTAGCCCGTCAGCGTGTGCCCAACCACGTGATCGAAAGCGGACTGGCCGGGAACGATGAGACGGTCCATCAGAACTGCCTCGATCCGGTCGACGAGCGCAAGCTGTGAGTCATGCGATACAGCGCCCACGCCGTGGCGTCGTAGTTTGAGATCTGCATGCTGAACACCCCGCCGCGAGCCGCCATGCGGTTGTAGCGCGGGGCGAGCGCCGCGGCGGCCGCCCACTTGTCGTTGGGGTTCGTGCCGTCAGACCACTTGTCTGCCGCGTTGGTTCCGTCGCCCCACGTGTCAGCCGCGCCAAAGTCGATGTTCTGGGTGTTCGCCACGGCGCCGAAGTTCGAGCGGATCCCCATTCGCAGCTTCCCGCGCCCCCACAGCAAGCTCTCGCGCACCGTCTTGCGCGACTGAATGCCCATGTCCCACCAGCCCGACTTCCAGTAGGCGTTGATCGTGGCGCCGGCGTCCGTGACCTGGCCGATGCCGTGGCGCCCGAGGTCGTTGGTCCCGGCGGCGTACGCGAAGATCAGGTCCGGTTGGGAGGTCACGGTGAACGGGGTCATCGCCGCGGCGGGAATGTCGTAGAGCGTCCACCAGCCAAAGCGCGGGTCCAGCACGAGCAAGCGGTTGTTGGTGGTGCTCGCGCCCGACGGGAACGCCAGGTAGATCTGCTCGCGATGAAAGGTCATCGCGGCCTGCGTGATCTGCGTCTGGTTGAGCACGCCGCCGGTGTAGAAGTCCGGCGTGACGCCATAGAACAACGGGTCAAGCAGCGGAGAGACGAGCTCGGGATTTGAGCCCGTCGTCTTGTAGACGCCGGTGCGCGTGAGGAAGTACACGCCGTCGCGGCCGACCGCAATCGCCCTGGGACTGACCAGCCCGGCCTTGTTGTCGACGCCGCGAAACTGCCAGACCGGGGTTCCCGCAGTGGAGCCGCCGGTGCCGTTGAGCACGAAGAACTTGCTCTCCTTGAACACGAACAGGTAGCTGAACCACGACACCATCGCCTGGATCTGCTCGCCGTCGCCGGGCGTCAAGTCCACGAAGTTGTTGGCCTGCCACGTGTTCGGCACCCCAGGGTCAGAGAAGCGCACCGTCGAAGGGTTGTCACCGAGCGTCGTGCCGGCCCGGCGCGCGTTGACCAGGCGGTTGTCCCAGGACGTGACCGCCACGAACTTCCCCGTCGGAGCGGTCCCCGTCCACGCCGGCGTAGCGAACGCCGCGCCGTTCCACGTGCGCAACTGGTCGGTGCCGTTCGCGGCGTAGATGAGCTGGTTGGCGGGGTCGCCATAGCGAGCAAAGAAATGCGGGCTCGCGGTCGGAAGGGTCGTCGAAGCCACCACAGCCCCAGCGGTGGAAATGCCCTCCAGGCGGTTGCCAGCGCCCGCCACGAGCTGCGTCGTTGCGGCAGTGGTGTAGTACGCCGTCAGCGAGTCGTAGCGGTTGGTGCCCGCGCTGCTCGTGAACTTCGCGTAGCCGTCGCGGCCCTTCAACGCGCCGCGCTCAGTGAACACCACGTTGAGCAGGTCGATGGCCTGCGTGGGATCGACCTGGTTTGGCTGGTCGCGCAGGTTGATGCCGCCCCCGAAGCCGGGGAAGCGCACCATCGCAAGCGCAGGGACCGCTACAGCCATCCGTCCTGGCTTCCGGCCGTGATGACCTGCGCCTCAGGATCGACCAGCAGCGCTGTGCGCATGACGTTCACGCGACGGTCGAACTCCGCGGCGACCATCTGATAGTCCGCGCCAGCACCGTCCTCCAGGTACGCGCGGCGAAAAGCGCCGAGCAGAATGACGTCGTGAAACGCCGCCGGGACCACCGGCGTGTCCAAGGCGTTCGCGAGATCCGCGGGGTTCTTGTAGTAGCGCACGCTCAAGGTGACGGTCGTGTTCGCTGGGAACACGTTGATGACCGAGCCGGCGGTGATGTAGAAGAAGACCGCAGCGCCCGTGATGGTGAGATCGGCGTAGGTGTCCGTCAGCGACCGCCAGTCGGCCTGCTCGAGCTTGGTCTTGCTCGTGGCGTCGAGCACCGACTCGACCTCGCCGAGATCAGCGACCGTCAGCGGCGCCGTTCCGGTGGCGGTGGTCTCCAGAAACGGCCAGTCCTCCAGGTCGCAGATCTCCTGGTAGGCCTGGTTGACCCAGCGTGTCGCTCTCGCCGGGCCGTTGGTGTCGGTCTGCAGGTACGCGAAGGCTCCGTAGAGGTCGTTGAGGAAGTCGTTGAGGTTCACCGCTTAGCGCCCCTGCGCCCCGCCGCGTTCTGGCTCCACGGCGTGTCGCGGTTCATACTCACGCTGGTCTGCGTCGCCGCCTTGAAGCGCTCGTAGACCTCCTCGTCGATCTCCTCGCGCTCTCGCTGCTGCGCGCGCGCCTTGGCATCCAGGGCAGCCTGAGTGATGCGCTTGCGATCGCGCACTACCCGGTCGTCCCACATGTCCGAGCGGCGCACCAACTCAAACAGCCCGGAGTCCGGTTCGCGGTAGCCGCCGAACTCATCGACGACCGGCTCGACGGACCCCAGGCCGTTGGGGTTGTGCCAGATGATGTGGTAGCGCCCGGGAACGAACCCCGGGGCGCTTGCGTGCTGGGGCCACCAGACCAGTTCCAGGCCCGGCTCGATGAGCGCGAGGTCCTTGGTGAACCGGGCGCACACGTCGGTGCGGTGAGCCATCTCGATCTCGCGCATGCGCTCGCCGCGAACGTCGCGGACCACGCTGGCGGGGAGCAGCAGGCCCACTAGGCCCCCAGCGCGGTCAGGCGGACGGTGAACGTCGAGAGGTCCACGGCGTTGACGACCTCCTCCAGGAACGCCTTGCCGGCCGAGGCGCCGTCGTAGCGGTAGCACTGAAGCTTCTGGTTGGCGGGGTCCCAGCGGCACGGGACCGCTGATGTGCCGGCGGCGTTCTTGGCGGTCGCGTCGAAGACCGTCTCGATGCGCACCTTGAAGCCGAGCTGCGCGGGCGTGATCGCGTAGCCGCCGGTCGGGTAGGAGTTGTCCAGCGTGACGTCCACCACGCGCAGGCGCTTGTTGGACACCGTCGTGTTCGGGTTGCCCGGTGAGGACACCTTGGCGAATGCAGGGGCCATAGGGTTGCTGCCTTTCTCTGTGGAGGGAGAACGGTGAGGCCGGGGGCGGGAGCGGTCTGCCCCCGGCCCACTCCGTCAGGTCGCGGCTAGGCGACGAGGAGGTACGATTCACCCGCCAACCAAGTGGCCCCGGCGGTGCGCTAACACCCCGGGGCCGGACACAGGAGAGGAACCCTCCCATGCCAGCCGACGAGTCTAAGACCTGCACCCGGTGCGGGGCCTCCAAGCCCCTCAGCGAGTTCTACAAGTGGAAGCACTCCAAGGACGGGCTTACTGCGGGCTGCAAGGAGTGCATCCGAGCGGCCCGACGTGAGTACGTCGCCGAGCACCACGAGGAGGTCAAGGCAGACCTACGCGCACGGCACTACGCCAACCGCGAAAAGGCGGCCGCTCGGCTCAACGAGTACTGGGCTGAGAACGCCGAGCGTCTACGAGCCCAGAAACGTGAGCACTATGCCGCAAACCGCGAGCAGATCGCGGCAGCGGGTACCGCGTATCGTGCGGCCAACGCTGAAAAGATGGAAGCCCGTAAGCTCCTAACGCTCGCCATCCAGCGCGGCGATCTCACCCGCGAGCCGTGCTTGTTCTGCGACGACCCGCGAAGCGAAGCTCACCACCACGACTACGCCCTTCCGTTGGACGTGACGTGGCTCTGTAAGCGCCACCACGGGCTGGCCCACCGTGTAGCAGGCCAGCCCAAAGCAGCATAACACCGGATTCCGGCTCTACGCCACGAGGTTCGTCGCGGCGGCCAGGCCGTTACGACGCTGCACGCCGGTCTGAAGGCCGAAGAACAGACCCTCGACGAACCCGGTCTGTCCCTGCACCCAGCGCAGGCCTTCGCCTCCGCCTTCGACCTCGCTGGTCCACGTCGGCTTGTCGTAGTTGCCGACGATCCGAACGAAATCGTCCTTGGAGCCGATGTGGTACCACTCCTTGTCGACGATCTGCTGCCAGGCGTTGACCCCGACGTTGTTCCACGTCAGGCCGTCCATGTTCCCGACGCCACCGGCACCCAGGCCCTTGTCGCCGTTGAAGCGAACCTGGTTCTGAAGCAGCGAGTAGAAGTTGCTGAGCTGCTTGCCTGAGGTGATGACGTAGGACATCACGTCACCGGTCTTCTGCCACGCCGCGCGCTGCATGTTCAGCGCGAGGTCCAGGCTGAAGGACGTCGTGGTGGAGTCCACCAGGGCGGGCTTCCAGTAGGACTCTCCTGCCGAGGCGGGGTTGATGCCGCCCAGGGTGCCGTTGGACCCGGCGATGTTGCGAAGCCCGTTGAGTTCCGGGTTGGTCGCGGTCGCCGAGTTGGGGTTGGCGATGCTCACGAAGTGCGAGCTCGTGGTCGTGATCGAGTTGGAGATCACCAACTGCGGCGTCACCGGGTCCTCGACGACGTCCACGATCACCGACCCTGTCGCGAGGAGATCCGAGTCACCCGCGGTCCCGACGTCGACGGGCTGACCGATCACGAACCAGCCGCGAACGATCGCGTCGTAGCCGATGCCTCCCGACGCCTGGGGCAGCAGGTTCACCGTCGCCGACGCACCACCCGTGGTGCACTGCGCGATGAAGCCGTCACCGTTGTTGGCGAGCTGGCGTGACGCCGACGCCGACATGTCGTCGATGGCGCCGCTGATCTCGAGGTTCTTGGCCGCGATGATCGACTGCGACGTCGAACCGGACTGGTTGAGCGCTGCTGTCTCCAGGCCGACCTGACGCCAGAGGTAGACCATGGTGTACAGCGCCTGGTCGGTCTTCTGGTTGTCGGCCGGGTTGAGGATGCCGCCACCGGGGCCGGTCGACGTCTCAGCGCCGGCGCGACCCTTGTGGATCGGGACCTGTGCTTGCAGGCCGATCATGGTCGGACTGATCTGCTTCATCCAGTCCAGCAGCGGGTTCTTGTTGTAGAACTGCTTGGCGAGGCGATCGCTCGTCCACGCGTCCTTGAGGACGCTGGCGAGGTTCGCAACGGTCTGTGCCATTGCGGGCCGTGTTCCTTTCTATCGCTGATGAGGAAAGGCGGCCCGCGCCGACGAGCTAGTCGTCGGCGTTCAGCTCAGCGAGACGGTTGGTCTGCCAGTCAAGGATCTGCTGGTCAGTCATCTCGTTGAGGTTGGGCTGCCCGGTTGCTGCCTGGCCGACGGGACTGATGCGAGGAGCGCGCTTGCTCTGCGCCCATGCCTTCTGGCGTTTGAGCTCTCGAGCCTGGAAGACCTGGTGTGCCTGATCGAGATCGGGCAGGCCCTCCTGGGTCGGGGGTAGCGCGTTGATCGCGTAGGCCAGAACCCAGTCCTGGTCGGCCTTGTCCAGCCCGTCCATGTGGCTCAGGCGCTCATCGACGACCGCCCGCACTTGGGCGGCGTACTGAGCTTCCTGGGCCTGCTGGTCGCGCTGGGAGAGGGCCTGCTCCAGGCGCTCTTGGCGCTGGCGCAGTTCCTCGACAGGGTCGGCGTAGACGTTGGGGTCGGGCTCGTCGTCGTCGAGCTGGTAGCCGAGCTGTTCGGCAGCCTGCCTGCGAGTGTCCGCGTCCTCGGAGGAGATCATCAGGTCGTAGAGCTCCTGACGCTGGCGCAACTGCGCCGCCTCCTGGGTGACTCGGGTGTACTCGGGGTGAAGATCGTCGTAGCGCTTGCGGTAGTCGATCTCCTGCTGCGTGGGCTCGGCGGGGCCGGGTGTCCCTTCGGGGCCGGCAACCTCAGGCGTTTCCTGCGGCGCAGGGGCCTGTTCGCTCATGGAGCGGTCCTTTCTGCGGGGCCCGTGGGCGTGTCCGCTGTTGAGAAGGCAGGGACCCCTCGCGGGGTGTGTCCTGCCGAAAGCCCGCTAGGCGGGCGAAGGTGTCTGCGCGCCGTTGGCGGCGCCGGGCACGGAGGGAAGCTGCGCCGGGCTCTGCGGCCGCGCGGCGTTGCGCATGCCCATGTCCCCAGCGACCGCGGTCATCTGGTCCATCTGGCGCTGGGCGTGCTGGGCCTGGAGGTCCTGGATGCCCTTCCACATCTCCTTGGCGACCGCCTGCATCGACGGGTCGAACTGCTCGAAGTCAGGGGTCTTCATCCACGACGCGAGTTCCTGCTGCCACACATCGAGGTTGTCCCAGTCCGAGGGCATCCACGTCGGGACTTCCTGGGGCACCTGCTGGGTCTGCCCTGTCACCGGGTCGGTGACGGTGACCGTCTCGGTGCGCGTGGGCATGTCCATGACGCTGCCGTCGCGGATCTTCTGGATGACGCGGTTGACCCGGGCGACGTCGAGCTCGTAGGACTCGATGAGCTTGGCGGCGGTGCCGTTCTCGATGGCGGCCATGCCCTGCTCGCGATTGACCCAGCCCATCGCGGCGTAGTACTGCACCCGCTGGAAGATCTGATCCTTGGACAGGTACTCCAGGCTGCCGGCGTTGACGCGCACGTTGACCTGCGTCATCAGCTTGGCGCCGCGGAAGTCCGCGATCGACTCCCAGCCACGCGAGCCGCGAATCAGCAGCAGCCTGGGTTCACGGTAGTAGCGCGCGACGAGCACGAGGCAGTGGCGCATCACCCGGGAGTGCCATTCGGCGAGGTCGCCGAGGAAGGACTGCCAGCGCGCGAGAGACTGCTCGATGACCGCTGCCGTGGTCTTGGCCGCGACGTTGGGGTCGGCGTGGATGTCCTCGTAGGCGGCGACCAAGCGCATCTGCTCGAGCGTCAGGTTGAAGATCGAGATCAGGCCGTTGAGGATCGCCGGGTCAGGGGCGTGCTCCCAGTCGGGCTTGTCGAAGCCCTGGCGGTAGTAGCGGATCGCTCCGGGAATGTCGTTGGGACGGTCGATCAGCGACCCCTTCTGCGCGAGCATCTGGAGGTTCAGCCCACGGTTCTTGTACTCCAGGATCTTGTTGAGGCAGTCCTGGGCGGTGCGCTGGAAGTCGATGAGCTGCCAGACCAGCCCGAAGTCCTGATCGCAGTCGGGGTCGTGGGTGTAGACGAGGCGGTGGATCAGCGGCTCGTCGATGACCTGGCCGTCGGCGTCGCGCAGCGGGTAGGGCTGGGCGGGGTCCTGAGAGGTCGGGTCGATCAGGCGGTTGTCGACGATCTGCCGGCCGGCGGCGATCGTCAACCATCGTCCGTCGGGATACTTCGGGCATGGACGCTCGAAGTACTCGGTCGTCATCGCCAGGTTGTCCTTCTCCTGGCTATCGGTCGGGATGTCGGAGGTCTGGGCGTCCGCGGTCAACACACCGCCGACGTAGCCCGGAAGCTCGTAGATCTCCTCAAGCGGTCGGGCGCGCTCGATGCACCACCAGCGGGAGTCCTCGAACTTGGACCCGGGCTCCCAGTAGACCTCGTTGCCGTTGAGCGTGAGGATCTTGACGTCGCCCTGGCCGACCCACTCGCCGTCGACGTTGACGTACGGGCCGACGTTGGGCTCCCAGTAGGGCATCGCGAACCCGGCGCCGCCGTGAGCGATGGCGGTCTTGACCGTGTCGACGCTCGCGCGGCGCACCCCGAACTGGTCATAGCCGTACAGCGCGACGAGTTCTGCGAGCTTGGCAGCGCCGAGGTCCTCGGGGTCCGATGTGGTGGGGACGACCTCGTAGCCGGGCACTCTCTGCGTCGAGGCGGACACCTTGTCCTCGACGAGCGGGCGGATGAAGTTGTAGGAGTTGCGCTGGCGGTGGGAGGGCTTGCCGCCGCCGCTGGCGTAGGTGACCGTCGGCTGGGCGAAGAGGACGTTCTTCTCGGTGATCCAACTGTAGGTGTCGCCGCGCTCGAAGCGGATGCACAGTCGGCGCTTGGGGGCGTCTCGCTTCATGCGCTTGCGCCCGCGCGTCGTGCGGTCGGTGACCTTGGGGGGGACCGGCAGTCCGAGGGTCCCGTCAGCCATTCAGTTCGGCCTCGTACTCGCGCTCGGCAAGGTTCTCCTTGGGCTCCCAGTACTCCTCGTCGTCGAACATGTCCACCGCCGGCGGGGACTCGGGGACCACGACTCCTTGGGTGTGCTCGTTGATCGCGCGCTCGGGGGCCTGCACGCGCTGGCAGAGGCGGTCGACGAGGTCGATTAGGGCAGTGAGGTCCGGGGTGACGTCGCGGCGAACGAGCGCCTCTCGCTCCTGACGGGCCTGCAGCACGAAGTCCGCGAGCACCTGAGCTCCATGCTCGCGCTCGAAGCGCTTGTCCCACAGCAGGAACGCGATGAGGATGAGCTGGGCGGCCGCGATGTAGATCACGGGTTGCTGACTCCCGCCTTGCCGGGGCGCCCGATCTTCTTGTCGTTGTGGGCCTTGGCCGCCATCAGAACTCGCACACGGTCACGTGCGTGGTCCCGGTCAGGGCTATTCCGTTGATTTTGCCCTGCCAGTTGTTGGTGGTGTAGGAGCCGCCGGAGGCGTTCAGGCGTACCCCGCTGTTGGCGGTCGCCGCGACGCCGAAGGACAGGTAGACGATGTTCGCGCCGTCGTTGACGATCGTGACCTCGCGGCGCCCCACGTTCAGCGGCAGGACCACCGTGTCGGTCACGAGCACGTCGATCCCGACCGTCCCGCCAGCGCTCGTCTTGCTCACGCGACCATCTCCTTCGGCGGGCGTCCGGGCTTGCGACGCGCGCGAAACCCGGCGCTCTCGATCACGTCGATGCCGTCGCGCAGCTTGCGAAGCTCTGCCAGCTCCTCCTGGGCCTGCGCGAGTTGCTCTGCCAGTAGGTCGCGCTCTGCGCGCATCTCGCGGAACTCGCCGGGGGTCGGCCAGCCCAGAGCGTCCATCGCCGCCCTGACCGCCGAGCCCGACAGGTAGACGTGGTTGTCGAAGCCACCCGGAAGCTCTGAGCCCGTGTCGACCCAGCGCTCCCCGCGGTTTGACTGCCCGACATACGGCAGGGCAGCGCAGTGCATCGGGCGCTTGACGGGCCGGTCGACCTCGCGCATCAGGTGGCCCTCGGGATCTTGCGAGGCGCGTCCTCGAGCACGCTGCGAGGCCCGCCGCACTGCGGGCACGTCATGTCGGACTCGACCTTGGCGAACACGAACTGCGTCGAGGACTCGATGCCGTGGACCTGACTGCCGGGCGGGTAGCGGCGCTCGACGACCTCGACCGTGATCGGGATCGGCTTCAGCGCCTTGTACTCCTCGCACTCCGGGGTCATGCACTCAGCGAAGCCGTCCTTGTCGCCGCCGACCAGGCCGCCGGACAGTTGCGCGACCTTGGAGTTGGCGGCGTCGAGCTTGGCCTGGAGCACAGCGATCGTCTCTTCCTGGTCGGTGGCGCTCACAGCGTCGGCCCGATCTGGCTGGTGTGACGCACGAAGCCCAGGAAGTCCTCCCGGCTGAACTCCATCTCCTTGGCCGTCGCGGTCACCAGCACCGTGTTGCCGACCTGCTGGAAGGTGATCGACTCGGGGTCCTTGCCGTCCTGGGGCGTGGAGTAGACGGTGCGCACGTTCTCCGAAGGAACGCTCGTCACCTGACGGCGATGCACGTCGAGCTGGATCTCGCGAACCTCGTCGGCGCGCTTGTCCGACGCGCGCTCAGCGCGCTCGGTCGCCTTGGGCTTCTCGAACGGCGTGACCTCGTCGGGTCCCTGCTCCTCGGCCTTGATGCCGGGCGCGGCGCCCGAGAGCTCGGTGTCGCCGGCCGGGGCCTTCTGGGCTGCCTTCGCTGCGGCGGGACCAAGGCGCTCCTTGGCCTCGTCGCTGATCTTGGTGCGTGTTGCCATGCGTGGATCGACCTCCTAGGGCCGTGGGTTTCAGGACATGTCGCCCATCGGCCCGACGGGGGCCAAGGGCTGCAGGTACTCGACACGCGGCGCGTGCCCGGGCTTCCAGCGCTCAGGCTCCGGGGGCTCTGGCGGGTCCTCGATGACGCCCATGTGCACCGCCTGCTCAGCAATGCAGTCACCACGCGCGGTCCAACTGAGGACCCCTGCCATCGCGGCGTCGATCTTACGCGGCGAACGGTGGGCGTCCTTGGACAAGGTGTGCATCTGGCGCTCCTTGTCATCTAGGACCGTCAGCTTGCGCCGGCGAGAGTTTCGGATGTGCTCGGTGAACGTCTCGTTGGCGTCGTGGGTCAGGTCACCGGCGCTGATCGCCTCCGTGTACGCGCGCACCGCGTGGGCGATGTGCAGGTTGCGGTTCGTGCGCCACACCACGAACTTCTTCTCGCCGTAGCGGTTCTGCCACTTCTCGATGACGTGCTCGAGATAGTGCTCGTCGCAGTAGGCCCGCCAGACGTGGTAGCGCTCGCAGACGTCAGAGACGGCACCGTCGAGACGGTCCATGTCGTGCTCGTAGTCCTCGTCGGCGTTAGGTGGACGCTCGATGATGTCGACGACCCACTGATAGCCGGTGCGGACCTCCGTGGCGATGACCGCGACCGCGTCGTCGTGACGCGCCCCGTCGATTCCCAGCACGATCGTCGCCAGCGCCTCAACCGTCTTTCGCTTGCCGAGCGTGCGCCACTTCTCGATGTCGAACGCCGCACCCTCCGACGCGAGCTTGCGATTGAGGAAGAACCGCTCCGCCTGAGCAGGATCGTGCTCCAGGAGCGCTTCGATTTCAGCGTCGATGCGGTCAAGGTCAACCCAGCCGCCCTGCCCCGCCGAGTCGCCGTAGACGCGCTTGAGCACCTTGCGCCGCTCGGCCTTGTTGCGAATCGACCCCGGGCCACCGTCGACGTCGTCGATGAACACCCCGGGCTCCGAAGGCGTCCGGGAGGCCACCGATTGCTCCACCGGGTCGGGGGCGTTGCACGTCTCGAGGAACCGCCCACCCATGCCCGCCAAGCCACGACGCTGGTTGTCGGCGAGCATCCAGCCGTTGTTGGACTTCACCCAGGACTCCGACTGGTCCTGCACCGCCCCGGTGATCCGCTGACCCAACCGGGACCTAGCGGAGGCGGTCACCGGCTCGATCAGCCCACCACCCGGAAGGTTGATGCGGGTCAGGCCCGTGTCGGGAATGAAGTCGTTGCCCAACGGCCCGAGCTCGATCATCGGCTGCAAGGCCCGCCACGTGTTGTCGGTCTGATCCTCCGAGCACGCCGTGATCTGGATGTGCGGCGTCGCCCACGACCGACCCACCGGCTCGCCACGAGCATCCCAGCCGTCAAAGAGCACTGGGCCCGCGGCCTCCGCGCACACCCACGCCGCAGCGAGAGGACCCTTGCCCCACTTCTGCGGGCGCACGAGCTGCGAGCCGCGGGGGTAGAACCACCGCCCCTCCGTGGTCAAGCGGTAGTGAAAGAGCAGGAAGCGAAGCTGCTCATCGGTCAAGACGAACGGCATGCCGCGGAAGTCGCGATCCGGGACCACGCACAGGTCCTGTATCCACCCAGCGACGACATAGCCAAGCGTCGGGAACTCGCCCGGATACTCCGGACCGCGCCAGGGCACTAACCCGCCTTAGTGTCCTGAGTGACCACCCGCAGTTTGCGAACCTCGGCGGCCTTCTTCTCCGGGGCCTCCTCCTCCCCAACCGACCACCGTAGATCCGCCATCGCCTTCGGGTTCAGCCCAAGGCGGTTGTCGAGCTCGCGCATCTCGCGCATCAGCGTGACCTCGCCAGTCGCACTCCGACGGAGCAGGTTCAACGCCCACTCAACTCGCCTGGCCGCCTCCTTATTGCCCTCGTCGAAGAGGTCGCCGACGTCCAGCGGATCCGGAAAGCTCAGAGCGGCCGCATGATCCTCGAGCACCGCACGGCGAGCAACGAAGTAGAGCGTGCCCGCGTCCCACTTCGCAGCCTGCGGAAGCCCCCACGCCCACGCCCACCAACGCGCCCCAGGCTCACCAAGCTCCAACGGGCACTCGGGAACAGCGCCCTCCCGGCCAGCATGCGGAAGCACCGAGCCAGGAATGGTCGGCGCATTACGGCGCCTGCTGTCGGGCTTGGGAAGCGGTCCTCTAGGCATTAGAAGACCAGTCGAAACCCGTACACACCGCGATGCAGCCCGTTCCGGGTTCGCAAGGACGCGCCCGCATGGCGCTGACGCCCCTCCCCCCCTGCCTGAACGTAGGTGGGAATGTGGCTTGGGCTTAGGGGCTTTGGGGTTTCGGGGTTGGTGGTGGTCATGTGTCGGTGCTCGATGGTGTGACTGACCATGGGGCTTTCGGCTTCGGGCCTTTCCCTTCGAGGCTGGCCATCGTGCCTATCCGTTCGACTTGGCCGGCGAAGAACGCGGTCACGTGAAGGTCGTGTTGGCTGCCAGCCTTCTTGTGGTGGGTGCAGTGCTCAAAGACGAGCACGCCTCCTGCTGCGTCTGCGTAGGCGCGGTCGTCGCAGATGCCGCAGCGGAACTCGTAGGTCGTGGCTGCTCTGATGGGGTCCATGCCACCGGCGATGAGCTTGCCCCAGACCTCGCGTAGTTTGAGGTCGCGTCTGATCTTGGCGTGGTCGGTCATCGCCGGTTGAGCCTGTCCGCCAGGCGGCAGAGCCAAAGCCACTCGCGGACGATCGCGAAGTTCCAGACGAGATTCGTCAGACGCGTCATGAGCTGGTAGCGCCGCTTGCTCATGAGTCGGGGCCGAGTGGTCGGAAGGGGGGACGCAGGCGTACCTTCCTGTTCATGCCGCACCCGTCTAGCACCGCAAGCTTGTCGATCGCGACGCCGAGAGCGATCGACACGTCCTTGATGTGGCCTGAGTAGGACGCGATGTTGCCCTTGCCGTGAGGGACGGCGAGCAGGTGTTCCTGTAGTGCGCGCACCACGTCCTCTTGGCGTTCGCGCACGATCTTGGGTTCGGTCATCGCTTCTGTCCCTTCCTGGGCAAACGCCCGTTGGTTCAAGCCGCCTGGCGCTGCGAGCCGACCAGCTCGCCGGCAACACGGTGCCCGCACTTCGGGCACCGCCACGAGTTGAAGCGCTCCACGTACTCAAGCGAAGCGCAGCACTGCTGGGCGCTGGCGCGCTGTAGGCCGGTTATGGTTCGGGTGCCTGGGGTGTGTAGGCAGCGAGGCACAGCGGCCTGGATGTCAGCGAGGATCGGCACCGTCATCGTGCGTGAGCGCTGCGGTCCGTGCTTGCATTTCGCGATACGCATCGAGCAGGCTTTGAAGTGCGTCGATGCCGACGACGAACCGTTGGTCGTTGATCCTGAAGCGCAGGCCATACGGCTCGAACAGGTCAAGAGCCATGGTTCCGTGGCCATCCACGCCGCTGATGGCGACAGGTATCGCGGCCTCTCGTCCGATTAGGAGCGGCTCAGCGGGCATGTACGTCGATCTCCTTATGACACGAGCGGCAGAGCAGCACCACGTCATCGCCTCGAGGTCCCGTGTGGTGCATCTGAAGGCCGCGGCCGGTGTGGTCTGTGCTCCAACCGCAGCGCTGGCAGACTGGACCGCGCTGCTTGATGAGGGCACGGCGTTGGGCGAGATGAGCTTTCGTGTCTCGGCCCTCAGACCATGGGGCGTTCTTGGGGCGGGAGTGCTTGGGGCAGGGGGCGAGCTCGGGGCAGCCGATGTGCGGGCAGACGTGGACTCGCTTCACCGGTAGGTAGTCATCAACGGGGTTCGGGACCGTACCGAGCCACAGACCACTTCATGAGCTTCTCGGGCGTGTCGACGCGTTCGCGGAAGTCGTCGTAGGCGTTCTGCCACTGCTCTTGGTCGTGCTCTCGGCCCCGTAACCGATTGACGAACTCGCTGCCAGTGACACCGTTGGCATAGTCGCGGGCGTAGTCATCGATGTGGACGTCGTAGATCACTTGGGCGAGGCCGACGCATGTCTGGGCCATCAGGCAGCACCCTTGGCTTGCTTCAGCCCCTCGCGTCCCACCCTGTCGTCCAGCTCTGCGTCTAGGAGCTTGTGACGGTGGGCTGCTACGGCCTTGGAGGCGTTGTCTACGGGGCGACGCCTTGGGGGCTTTCGGTAGAAGGGCTTTGAGGGAGCGTGGGTTGTCATGACCTAGGCGGCGCGTTTGGTCGCTGAGTCGTTCATGACGGCGACGGCTGCGGGTAGAAGCTTGGCGAGTGGCACGACGAGTCCGCGGGTCGGATTGCCTCCGTGGACGCACTCGCGCTTAACGCCGTGTTGCTTGGCGATGAGCTTTACGACCCATGTGGGCATGAACACGATCGCGCCATCGATGCAGTGCGCCCACGTCGTCGCCTTGGTGATGGCGAGCCCGCTCGGGTGATAGAGCCCATCCGCCTTGCTTCGGCACTGGTACTCGAAGTAGACGTTGCCGTAGGTGCGTGCTTCGTCGTCGCGTTTGACCTCGATGTCTCCTACGAGCATCGCGCTTCTCATGGTGCGCACCATCTGCTCGGCTTCCTCGCCGCGAAGACGGGCTAGGTCGAACTCTGGGCGGTAGGAGGTCATCGCCACTCCCACGGGATGACCTGCGGGGCCACGCCGAAGATGACTACCGCCGAGGGGAACGGAGCGCTGGAGGTCGCCTCACCGAACCGTAGGCGGCCGCGCAGGAAGCGCACCTCGCCTTCCCAGCAGTGCTCCCACCACCAGCCGGTGTCCGTGCGAGCTGGGACGAGACAGACGACCGTGGCGCCGTGCCTGCTTGCCTCATGGGCCTTGGCGACCCAGCGACCGATCTCCTCGCCGTAGGGTGGGTTCATCCAGCAGGCGCCGGTCCACTCCTGCGCGAGGCCGTCGATCTCCGGCGTGAAGTAGCGCTCGCATTTCGCAGACGAGTCCAGCGCGCAGACATCGAGCGTGAAGCCGAACTCTGCATTGAGAACATCGAAGAGGTCTTGCGGGGTGGCCCACTCGTCGGTTGCCGATGAGAAGTGGACGTCGAGCTTGCCGTTGCGTCGTTCTTCGACAACCTCGCGAACCTGAGCCGCGGTCGGCTGTGGGCCGTGCTGCTCGATGGCCTCGGCCCACGTCTCTCGGAGTTGCTCAGGCTCTTTCCGGAGTGGCGCCAGTTCGCGGGCGACCGCTTCGTTTCGAGGCCCCTGGGTGTCTGCAATTGCAGACACGACCTCGGCGGCGTGCATGAGTTCGTATGCGCGCGGGCGGGAGAAGCCCCAACGCTCGCGGCAGTAGTCCTCGAACGTGCAGTAGGTCTCGCGGTACAGCCGAGAGTCGCGGATCTCCAGTAGCGCATGACCGACCTCGATGAAGGTCGCAAGGCCGCGCTCGATAACGGCCTCGCAGTCGGCGAGGCGCGCAGCGACGAGCTCCGTCGCCATGACGGGTCCTTTCCGCCCACCATCACCGGGCGGGTACTGTCCGATGCTGCCCGCGGGAGGTGATGGCTCCCGCGGGCACCTACCGCGTTAGCGGCAAGGTCGAAGTAGTCGCGTGCCGGCCCTCAAGCCCAGACCGGTCGAGGACCGGCACGCTCTTGTGCGCCTAAGGGACCCTCCATGACACGCGTTGGTCCCACTGGCCTATGAGGACCGGTGTCGGAGGGCCCGAAGCCGGTCGTTGTGAGTCGGCAGCAAATTGCCCTCGTGCCGACGATTGAGCGGAAGAATCCGGGGATTTTTCCGCTTCTGGTTCCTTTGCACGGACGCTTAGAAGCCCGCGGGTCCGCCGCCGGGGATGTCGACCTCGCCGCACTTGCGACAGACCCACGCGCCGTCGCTGCGCTCGTCCCATGGGCCGCAGCGGGGCTCTTGGGCATCGGCCGGGCGTTGCCCTGCGGCAGCGCGCCTGAGGGCTGTCTTGACCAGCACACGCGGGCTCGTCCACACGACGTCGCGATCTCCGTACGCGGCCTCAGCAAGATCCCGGAACGCCTCCTCGCGGTCCTCGCGATAGGGCAGGTAGAGCCAGGGAGCAATCCGCAGTGCAATGCGCTCTCGAATGGCAGCCGTTGAGGGAGATGGCGTGTCTCGTGGCCTCATGGTCTCGGGCCTGACGGGTGCAAGGTCGCGGGGCGCGGCCGTCCGTCGAAGCTGTGAGCCCTTAGCGCAGCCCTGAGGGCTCCTGCCGGGGCTCCGACGCGATTCCCCGCGACCAAGAGAGAGGATGCCTGCTCGGGCAACGCGGGCAGGCAGGAGCACAGGCTTTTCTGGGCCGCGGCGATCTTGGGGCCGCCATCCACGTGTGCTGGGCAGCAGTGTAATGGGGTGGCGGACGACGTGGCAAGCGTCATGGGCGCCAGGCGTTCGCGAAGCCTGTCAGCCAAGAGCATTTGACCTATGCCTTCTCGTATGTGGCGTCGAAGATGTCCGGCTTGCACGGGTAGTGCTCGCCCTTTACGCCGCGGATGATCCAGTCGAACGGACCTGCGGTCATCACCCCTTCGAGCGTCTTGATGTGGACGTCCCAGTAGTCGTTGTTCCACGGCTGGCGCATCGCTTCGGCCACCGCGCCGACCCAGGTCACTACACGGTCAGCGCTTGCCTGCGAGCCGTCGTGCTGCATCGCGTCGATCTCCACCGGCTTCTTGCGGTACCGGCTGGGTCCTTTCGTGAGCGTCACGCCGCCCGCCTTGCGTGCTGCTCACGGATCTTGCGCTCGATGCGCTCCACCTGACGCTCGATGACCCGAAGCTCCGGGCTCACCGGCAACGAAGGCGCAGTGCGGCTAAGGCAAACTGGCGCCTCGGGGCACGGGTCCAGAGCACTGGTGCTCACACGCTCTGGGCGGCTGCGCGGGAATGTAGCGCATCCGGACGACATCTCAACCCGGGTGCTCATGCCCCGCCGTTGGCAGCGCAGTTCGAGTCCGCCCACCACGAGTATTGCGTCGTCGGGCCGTAGCGGTTGAAGCAGTTGACAAGGCGCGCCGGATACCCGTGGTGCTCGTGTCGGAGTGCACCGCAATGGGTGCAGCGCACGTCCGGATCGTACTGTGCGGCCATGCCCCTGAGCGCACCAACGACCGTACGCATCCGCTCGGCATCAGTCGGGTCTGCACCGTCGGGCTCGGTGTACTTGCCAGCGTCGCTCAGCCGGCGCTCGTAGTCCTCGAGGTGACGCGGATGGTGCCGAACATCGATATAGACCTCGTAGCTCATCACGCCTTCGCTTCTGTGGTTAGCCTGGGGGGACCGTCTTCCACGAGAATCATGCCGCCTCGGGCTCACCGAACATCGCGCGATGAGGCATGTGCGTGTAGCCGTACTGCGACCTTCTCGCCAGCAGCTTGGGGACGTGCGCCATCACGATGGCTCGACCCTCGTCGGTGGTCCGCCATGACGAGCGGCCCTTGCGACTGGTGCGCTTGTGGATTAGGCCGGCATCGAGGAGCGCCTTTACGCGAGCTGGGCTCGCCAGGTCATGGTCGAGCGCTACGCCTTGGGTGGTGGCGAGCAGTAGAAAGTCCTGTTGGCGCTGGGTGAATTCCGCGAACAGGCGCCGCTTGAACAACGGTGTCGGCTTGATCTGGTCCTCGGGGAAGATCATGCGCTGGGCTCACGATCCGCGACAGCGCGCCAGTAAAACGACACTCCGAGCGCCACCGCCCGACGACGAAAACACGCTGGGCAGAGAACGATCGAGTCGTCGCCAACCACGCGCGCCCACAGCGCGTCATCGGCCAGCCAGTAGGTCCCTACGCGTTCGTAGTACGGGAGGCCGCAGTCGTTGCACGGATGCGTGTCATCGCTCAGTGTGGGCGGCTCGGGCAGGGCATCAAGGGCGGCGAGGATCTCCTGGGCCATACCGAGCGCATCGTCGCGGGACTGGGCGGCCGCTTCGGGGGTGTAGCCGTGCCCCGTGAAGGCGTCCGGGTCGAGCACACGCGCCACGGCCTCCACCCGCGGGTCGTCGTGCTCATCCATTGCCGCTCCTCGCCTTGGTCGTCCCATAGCCATCGCAAGCCGGGCACGGCACGTTGCCCTCGTGCGTCCAGACCATCCCGTCGCCGGCGCAGTTCGAGCACGTAGGGCCGGGCATCGCATCGAGAGCGGCGAGAACATCGCCTGCAAGGCGCTCTGCCCATTCGGCTCGCTCCTGCCACGTAAGCCTTGTTAGCCCAACGGCGTCATGGACGACCGAACGGCTGTAGTGCGCGAAAGCCGCCAGTTCTTCGCTGACCTCGCGCAGCGTTGCGTCCTGCGTCCTGCGTGTCTGGGCCATCCCTCGTTCCTCTCGGTCGAAGTGATGACCCAGGCCCTCTGGGGAGGAGAGGCTAGCGAGGGGTGAGGATGGAAGGGTCATGCGGCGGTCATGGGTTGACCTCGAAGAACGCACGAGAGAAACCCATCGGTGTCTCCGAGCGCAGAGCTGCCCTCTCCGGGCTCGGCGAGAGACGGTGCATCCTGCTTCCAGCGGTGGCGGGAACCGGTGTCTTGGTCGGAGGCTGGAAGTTCCCCCACAGGCAGGTGAACTTGGTGTAGTCGTCGCCGTAGTCGTTGGGATCAAACGTCCAGCGGGGCGGGCCGAGGTAGCGTGAGAGCTTGCCGTGCGGGTTCTCCAGCGCCCACCACACAGGCTGGGTCGCGAGGATCAGGCGACAGCACGCATCGACCACCGACAGGCCCTCGCGCATCTGCTCGTCGGTGCGCGGCCAGCGAGCGCCGCTGTTCGCGAACACGGTGCAGGGCGGGGCGGCGAGAATCCCATGCACGGGCTTGCTGGGCAGCGTGAGCAACCGAACGTCTTGGCCCTGCTTGATATCGACGCGGACGACCTCGTAGCCGTCCTCCTCGTAGGGGCGGCTCCAGTTGCCAGTCGAGTCGCAAAGGCTGAGGATGAGCTGCGGGCGCAGGAGCCTCACGCCGCCGTCCTCTCAGGAGCCCACCGGCAGTTCGTGACCCTCTCGAGCGCCCGCAACAACCCCACCAGCTCCACGGCACGGGCAAGCTCATCGCGGTGGTAGGGCTCCATGTACTCCAAGATGCTGAGCTTGCCGTCGTCGTAGAGGCGGTGGCACGTAGGGCAGAGCGCCACGACATCGCGGGGGTTGTCCGTGCCTCCCAGGGAGCGGTCGATGACGTGAGCGGGGTGGCAGGGGTGCTTGGCACAAACGATGCAGGCACGGTCTGCGACCGCCTCGCGCTGGGCTGGTGAGGCTGGGCTGATCGGCTTGCGAGGACGCTGGGTGTTGGACTGCAGCGGTGAGCGCTTGAGGGGCTTGGGAGTGGCGGCGAAGGTGGAGCCGCGCTTAAGGCTCTTGGCGCCGGGGTGCAGGGGCGAGGACTTCACGGTGCGCTCTCCAATGCGAGCAGTTCGTCCAACCGCGCCTGAACCTCATCGCGGGTCAGGTCCTCTCCGAGGTAGGTCCAGGCGTAGTAACCGGCGACGTAGAACTTGAACCAGTCGGAGTGTTCCCACGGCCACACGCGCGCCATCTGCACCTTGCCTTGAATCTGAAGGTGGCAGCGCTGGCACAAGGCCACGAGGTTCCACCAGCGGCAGTTGGCCTTGTTTCCGTCGAGATGGTGGACGGTGAGGATGCGCCAGCGGGCTTCCGCTTCGTATGCGGCTCGCGGGTGCGCGCCAACCGCGAGGCCGATGCGAATCCATGAGCCGCCCGCGTCGCCGCTGAACTCGTCGGCCGCGAGATGACCCCACTCCTGGGTGCCGATCAGCCGGAAGCGCACTGGGCCGCCGTGTGCGCAACGCTCGTCGCACGGTGACCACTCACCATCGCCTTTCGCGTACGGGTGCCCGCATCGAACGCAGCGGTTCCCCGCCGCCTCACGGACCGCATCCTTGACGGTCGCGTGCCACTGCGGCGGGTAGCCATCGGCATCGAGAACGTCGTAGAGGCGGTAGGCGCTCACGTCGCCACCGCCTGGGCGAGCTTCTGCTCGTAGAGGCCCACGATGTTCGGAGCACGGTCCTGGGACTGCACGATCGACCGCACCTTCGTTGCCACGTCCAACGCCACGGCAGGGCTGGGGTGATGGCGGCGAAGGGCGATGAGGACCGCTTGGCGGGTCGGGGCCTTGCAGCCCTCGGTGGTCATCAGGCCGTCGACGGCGTTAGCGAGCATGCCACGGATGTGCTCGGCAAGCTCCTCATCGGTTGATGTGGTTGTTGCCCCATTGCCGCCCGCTCGCTCGCGACCACTGGCGTTGGAAGGGCTAACAACTGCTGTTTTAAATACGGGTCGGGTCGGGACCACTGGATACCGTTCGGACTCCGGGGGGAGTCCACCAGGTATCCCACTGGAGTCCGCGTCGTGTCCACGCGGACGTTGCCCGGACTGCGTTGAGCGCCCGAGCGCCTTTCGCTCAGCGTCCTTGACGCGCTTCTCCTCCAGTTTCGCGTGCGAAGGGTTGTACTTGAGGTAGTCGTGGATGAGCCAGCCGTGTTCGGTTTCGGTCCACAGGCCAGCGTCAACCAAGGCTGTCGTCATGCGGTCGCGGTCACGACGGGAGGGCACCTTCTCCTTAACGAACTCGAGGTCGATGGCACCGTCGGTCTCGTGCGCGGCGGCATACGTGATGGCCATGACGTAGAGGGCCACCGACGCGGGCGTGCTCAGCCACGCCTTCTTGACCTTGCGGTGGTCGTAGAAGCGGTCGTCGAGCTTGGCCCACGCCATCATCAGCCCCTCCTTGCGCTGTCCTTGAGAATGCGCTCTCGCGCCGCGTACAGCCGCTCGTCGGCGTCCGAGCAAAACGCCGTGTCCCCCTGGTCGCGCTTGTGGTGGCTCACGGCTGCGTCGAGGCGATTGAACAGGCGCTGAATGCTGTCGCGCTCGTCTCGCCTCCTGCACACCGGGCAGTCCATCGCCGGGTAGTTCTCGGTGTAGACGAGGTCTGCTCCGCAATCGAGGCAGTGCGCGCTCATCGTTCCTCGCTCCCCCGACAGGTTTCTCCTGCGTCGAAGATGTGGAAGACGAGTCCGTTGTCCATTTGGACGGTGCCGACAAACTGCGCGTCGGAGTTGACGATGGCGGGGATGAGGGGTGCGCCGGTTGGGTGGGCGAAGAGGCGTCGCGACACCCGCCGTGTCAGGTCTGGGTCGCAGAGGAGCCAGGCCACGATGTCGTCGCCTTGGGCGCCGACGGAGAGCAGTTGGGCGTTCGGCGGCACGTCGACAAAGGGCGACCATGGCCGGAGCACGAATTTCCAGATGACATGGTCGGTTCTCATCCGCGTTCCTCGTTCCCCGCGCCGAACTCGCGCTCGATGCGCTCGGCCGCTGCCAGGTGAACCCCGCGAGAAACGAGGTAGTCCACGATCTTCTCCACGGTCGGCTGGTGGACCTTCGACTCGGGCTCGGGGTGTAGGGCGTCGAGAGCGGCCGTCGTCCCATAGCCATCGCAGGCCGGGCACGGCACGTTGCCCTCGTGCGTCCAGACCATTCCGTCGCCGGCGCAGTTCGAGCACGTAGGGCCGGGCATCGCATCGAGAGCGGCGAGAGCAGCCTTGAGGCCCAGTCGCATCTGCGACTCCGCGAGCCTCGTCCTCGTGCTCTCGAACACGGCGGCGCGGAACGCATCCACCGCCACGCCGAGCGGGTCGTCGTGCGGGGCGCTCACGAGCGCGGCTCCCCCCGGGCGGCGTCGTCCTCGGGCCATGGGTACGGCATGCCCTCCCGGCGGGCAGCGTCCTCATCGCCTCGGCAGACAGGGCACAGCCCCTCGTAGTTCGGCAGGCCACAGCCCCGGCAAGCGGGACCGTCCTTGACGCGGTTATCGCTCATCGTGGCCTCCAGGCAATGCAGCGACGAGCGCGTCGGCGACAAAGCGGAGCGTCAATGCGGCACCCGTAACACCGAGGTCTTCGCAGTGGTCGGCGTCCGCACGGAGCAGTTCCGCGCTGGGCAGTGCGTCCTTGGCGATGACGCTGAGCACCTCCTCGATCAGCCGCAGGTTCGCGTGAAGGCTCACGGCCAGCACGGTGCTTTGGCGTGGTTGCGACGTCATGTGCGCGAGAACCGGTCGAAGGCGTAGTCGCGCAGGAGCGTGGTCTCCTTGATGGCCTGCCGGCGCCGTGAGGTGTTCCGCCAGACGCCGACGTAGCGCTCGCCGTACTGGGAGAAGAGCCCGGTGATCTCGACCTGGCGGAACCGGTCGCGCTTGTGGCGCCAGATGGCGCCCGTCACGATCCGGTTCTCCGGGTCGAAGTTGCTCTCGGGTGACACCTACTTTGCCTCCGAGCCGCCGAGGTGCACCGCGACCCAGACGTTGACGTGATGATCGATCGTCGAGCGAGAGCTGTAGTCGGTGGTCCAGTAGAGCCCGATGCCGACGAGCTGCTCGTGGGGCAACAGGTCGAACTCGAAAACCGGCCGGGAGCCGCGCGGCGCGCGCTCATGGTCGAACGAGCGCAGCGTGAGCTGCACGAAGTTGCTCTCGTGGGAGGGCGCTGACATCACGCCGTCCCCGAGTGGCGGAAACATTGCGCGGGTTCGATTCCCGCCGTCTCCATGACGACTGTTCTCCCAATTGCTCTCAAAAGGGGCAGTTGGGAGTTCGGTCACCCTGTCAGCGGGCTCCGCCGGCGCGCACAAGCTCCCGCCGGCGACTTCGCTGGTGTTCGCGCGCCGGCACGCGCGGCCCCGGCCGCTCGCGGTGAGCCGCCGGCGACCTGCCGCGGGCAGCGGCTCGCGCCGGCGGTGCCGCGGGACTGCGTCTTGAGGTAGGAGAGGCCGCCGGTGAGCCGGCTACTGGCCGGCCGGCGGCGCGTATCCGCAACGCGCGCGGCGGCCACGGTGCCGGAGCGCAACCGCGTCAGGTCGAGCTCGACGAGGCCGCGGCCGCCGTGAACGGCGCGGCTTCGGCGCTCGTCTACTTGGCTGGCAAGCTGCCGTAGGCCTCGCAGTCTCAGTGCCAGTCGAGCCGGCGGCCGTTGGTCGTCCCTCGCAGAGGCGGGGCGTCGACCGCACAGTTGCTCGACTTGAGTCAGATGTCATTACCCGCCGGTCGCTCCTTTAAGGTGACCGACCAGCTGATGCCTGAAGCCAAGGTCCCGTACATCCAGGCCTACGGGAACATCACGAAGGCCTTGCAGAAGATCAAGAGCGCGTCGACACCGGACCGCTTCACCCAGGACTTCCTGGCCACGAAGCTCGGGCTCAAGGGCGGCAGCGCCAAGCCAGTCATCCCGTTCCTCAAGCGCACCGGCTTCCTCAGCTCCGACGGCAGTCCCACCTCGCTGTACAAGCGGTTCCGCAACCCCGCCGTGAGCGGGGCCGCTGCGGCTGAGGCACTGCGGGCTGGCTTCGGGGCGCTGTACGAGATCAACGAGTACGCCCACGACGCGCCCGACGAAGAACTCAAGGGCATCGTGGTCCAGGCGACCGGACTCGAAGAGGCCTCCAGCACCGTGCGTGCGATCGTCAAGTCGTTCCGCGCCATCCAGGCGTTCGCCGACTTCGACGCCGCGGCCGGTGAAGGTGCGTCCGACGCGGACGGCGGCGACGGTGACGAGGGCGACGATGGAGGCGGCGGTGGCGGCGGTGGCCGCGCCGGCGGCGGTGGCGATCGTTCGATCAACCTCGGCTACACCATCAACTTGCAGCTTCCCGCTACGTCCGACATCGCCGTCTTCAACGCGATCTTCAAGAGCCTGCGGGAACACATCCTCCGCGACTGATGAGCCGGAGCGACGAGGAAGCGCTCAAGGTGTTCGGCATCACGAACCAGCTGCTCGAACACGACCTCGATCGCGTCGAGCAGGAGCACGCGATCGACCTCAACCGCGGCCACCGTGGCAGCGTCGAAGGCGACCAGGACTACTACCCGCAGATCGAACGGCAGTTCCGGGCCGAGGCGGCCGAGATGGCGCCCCACTACGAGGTCTTCTACTCCCTCGAACGCACCATCCGCGCGCAGGTGGCCGACCAGCTCGAAGCCGACAAGGGCGACAGCTGGTGGGATTCAGAGCGCGTGCCCGAAGAGGTCAAGAAGGAAGTCGCCAAGCGCCGCAAGAAGGAGACCGAAGCCGGGGTCACGCGCCGCTCAGACGACCCGATCGACTTCACGACCTTCGGCGAGCTCAGCGAGATCATCAAGTCGAACTGGGACCTGTTCGGCGCGATCTTCAGCGACATCAAGGCCGTGCAGAGCGTGATGTCGCGACTCAACACCCTCCGAGGTCCCGTCGCGCACTGCACCCCGCTGGCCGAAGACGAAGTCCTACGGCTGCGGCTCAGCGTCCGCGACTGGTTCCGCCTCATGGAGTAGACGACGCGACCACCGTAGCTCCGCGTCTCCGACTCGATGTCACCCTGCCGCCGTGACCAGGCACGACGAACACGGCCGCTGGGAGCACGAGAGCTTCAGCCGGCGCGAGGTCGCGGAGAGCTTGCGTGTGGTCGCACACCGCCTCGGCCGCGACCTTGCGCCAGGGCGAGTACTCGGAGGGGCGCCACTGGGCTGCTCCGCGAGATCGCACGTTCGCGCAACGCGCGGGTGCCGCAGCTGCCAACGCTGACCCAGGCCCGCTACCACGCTGGCCCCGACTGGGGCGATGTCCTGCGGGTCGCCGGGATGGAGCCTCCTCCGCCCGTCGAGCGCGGCGACGCCATGCGCGGGCTGTCGCCCGTCGAGGCGCTGGACCTCTGCCTGGAGGTCTTCGGCGTGCTCGCCTCTGTCAAGCAGGCCGAGCGCTTCGCTAGGGCCAACGACCTGCGCTTCGCCTACGCGCGCCCCTTGCCCAGCCCGGACGAGCGGATGGCCGAGCTCATCGAGCAACGGAACGCACGCGGCCTGGACACCCCGCTCAAGCCGCCTCCGCGTGATCAGCAGCCCGACTACTGCCAGCGCGTCGACCCTGAGCGCATCCCGGAGCACTACCGGGTGCCCGCACTACGCGGTCACACACGCGGGCGGAGCCGAGCCAGCCTCGACGGCTTCCTCGACCAGCTTCCGTCTGGCCTCCTCCCGGTACGCGAGCTGTACCGGGAGTACGTGCGTCGGAATCTGGACGCGACGCACGAGCCAGCGATGCGGCCCTACGGCGGGTTCGTCGCCCTGCGCGATGAGGCGGCTGCCGCTCGGATCGCCCAGCGACGCCGTGACCCATAAGCCCCGCCGGACCGGGCGTAGACGTAGCCGCTTGCGGCTACGTCTACGGCGTCGGCAACGTGTTCGCGGCGCGCCGCGCGTAACGTCGGCTGGCGACGACCGATGAATCCCCGCCGGCCGAGGAGTCTTTGCCGCCATGACCCAGACCACCTGTCACATGTCCATCTCGCTGGACGGCTTCGTCGCCGGCCCCGACCAGAGCCGCGAGCACCCGCTCGGCGTCGGCGGCATCGACGTCCACGGATGGCATCTCGGCGACATCACCGACTCGGCGGACGTCAAGGCGCGCGACTGGCTGATGCGTCCTCGCGGCGCGTACGTCATGGGCCGCAACATGTTCGGCCCGATTCGCGGCGGCTGGGATGAGGACTGGCGCGGCTGGTGGGGCGACGAGCCGCCCTACCACGCG